GTCCGGCGACGAGGATTCCATTAACCGCATGAAAGCGGCCCTCGGAGAGCACTTTGTCGACGGTGAAGCTTGACCAAAGTGCTCGGAAAGGGGCAGGCCCGAGAGCTCGTTCGTGGCATGCGCTGTCGAAAGACCAACAAGGCCTGCTTCTTGTCCAAAGAGCGGGCCATGAAGGTCGTCGAGAGGGCGTTTACCACTGAGAACTGGAAAAACGAGCACGGCGGGATGCCCGTGGACGCTTACTTCTGTGACGACTGCAGCATGTGGCACCTCACAAAGGGCAGAAAACGACAGAATTCGACAGAATCGAGGCAAAATGGCAAGCCCAAAGCCTAACTACCGACTCCGCGGCACTGTGGAGTTCGAATTTTACTCCCCGAGCGACGGCGCGGCGCTGTCTCGGGGCATGGACCTGGTTTGCCGGGGCGAGATCGGTCGATCCGAGCTCCGCTTCCTGGGAAAGTCGGTCGACGAGCACGTCGCCGTTCTCGAGAGGACCGACGAGGTCCTGTGTCAGATCGTGAGGGGCGCATGAAGGACCGTTTCCAACTTGCAAAGGACTACGACGTCGCTCGCGAGCGGGTTTTTGGGATCTTCGACGACCACGGATACGGCCCACGTCACTCGAGCGCTCTCAACAGGCTGTGGGAGCTCTCGAAAGAGCTACACGACGCTGAGCGGGCCGCTGGTGTAGCGATCGGGTCAACGAGAGAGCGCAAGGGGCACCGATGAGAGACGATTTCCCCCTGATCCCGACCTACACCGGCAAGCGAATCGATCCGATGGCCCTGCGTCCCGAGGACGTCGATATCCGCGACATCGCGCACCATTTGTCGCTGATCAACCGCTACAACGGGGCCACGGACGTCGGATTCAACGTCGCGCAGCACAGCTGCATCGTGTCCGCGTACTCCGAGCCCGAGTTCCGGCTTGCTGCGCTGCTCCACGACGCCCCCGAGGCCTACATCCAAGACCTGACGCACCCGGTGAAGTACAACAGCATGTTGGGAACCATTTACCGGTGGGTCGAGGCCCCGATCGGGAAAGTGATCGAGGAAGCATTCGGCCTCGAGCCTGGGGCGCTGTCTCACCCGGAGGTCAAGCGAGTGGACGAAGAGACGTTCGACCGGGAGTGGGCGTGCCTCGTCGAGAGGAAGGACGACTTCGACGGCCCCTGGCTCTATCCGATGTACGCCAAGACCGCCGAGCATCACTTCCTGCGCATGTACGAGGAACTGGTAGAATCTGAGTCGTGAAAGTCCTCGACATCACCAGCCCGCACATGAAAGGCCAGCTGGTCAGGGACGCTCAGTTCCTCCTGCAGGGCGATAACCGCTACTCCAAGACCGATCACCCCGTCCACCCCTACAAGGGCAAGGTCGACGGCGTGTACGGAGAGGCGACGGCCCACGCGGCCGATCGCGCGCGCTACGTCCTCGGGTACCCGAACAACAAGATCGCAGGCGGTCACTTCGGCGCTGAGCTCCGCTCCTACCTTCTCCCCAAGACGAGCAAGGACGCGAAGCCTCTGCCGAAGGCGTACAACATCCGCCGGTACGCGCGACTCAAGCTCGAGGCGCGCAAGGCGAAGCAGGCCGCGAAGGCGAACACCCCGAAAAAGCTCGCGCTCGCCGCGGCTCTCTCGCAGGTCGGCTACCACGAGAGCGGGACCAACTGGACGAAGTTCGGAGCCTGGTACGGCTTCAACGGCGTCGCCTGGTGCGCGATCTTCGTCTCCTGGTGCCTCAACGAAGCTGGCAAGCACGTCAAGACGGCGCTCGCCTTCCAGTGGGAGTATTGGGGCCGCGCGGGCGCGAACGGACTCTCCATCACCTACAACCCCGAGCCTGGTGACATCGTCGTGTACCACAACGGCGAGGGGCACACTGGCCTCTTCTACCGCTGGACCGACCGCGCGCAGGGTCGCTTCCAGGCGGTCGAGGGGAACGAGTACGACAAGGTCATGATCCAGGACCGAAACATCCACAGCCTCAAGACCGTCTTCGTGAAGGTGTCATGACCAAGGCTCCCGGTCTCTACGGTCGCCGCTTCTACCCGCGCGAGGTCCACGACCTGATTTACCGCAACGGATGGAAGGACCCGGTCACGATGTCGCGCATGGTCGCGACGGTGTCCGGAGAGAGCGACCGCTACGAGGCCGCGGTCGGTCAGGTCAACTCGAACGGCACCCAGGATTGGGGCATGTTCCAGCTGAACAACGGCCACTGGTCAGACTTCGCGAGCTCCCCCGACGCGTTCTACGCGATCTGCGTTGACGCCGAGAAGGCTGCGCCGATCGCGCGCGCCCTCTTCGACAAGGACAAGCGGGCGGGCGGCACGGGCTTTGGCCCCTGGTTCGCCTACGGCGGCAAGCACTACCAAGAGCAGCTTCCCGAGTGCATCAAGGGGATCGTCAACTTCCTCTCGGAGCGCGAGGGGCTCGGGCTGATCCTGTGACGGGCCGCGAGAAGGATTACGCCGATTTGCAGCAGGCGTTTCAGTCACAGATCGAAGCAGAGCGAGTTGCTCGCGAGCTACATGAGACTGCTCAGATTGGCGACGAGTACTTCGAGCAGGTCCTCGAGGACTCGGACCGCGCTGATGCTGCGCTCAAACAGGTGTGGCACAAGATGAAGCTCGGCGTTTAGTCGAACTCGTATGCTGGCTACATGCCAGCACCCGCGTACAACAAGGGCGTCCATGAGGCGCTCGTAAGCGCTACCCGCGCAGGACTGTCGCGCCGGGCTTGCGCCGGTAAGGCAGGCGTGGGCGTGAGGGCGGTCTACCGGTGGCTGGAGCGCGGCGGGCGCGCGGCGGAAGCCCAAGACATGGGTGAAGAGTGCGCTGTCGAGGACGTGGAATACGCTCAACTGTACAGGGACGTGGAGCGGGCAATGGCCGACCGCGAGGAAGAGCTCCTGGCGATGATCGACGGCGAGGACAAGGCGGGGCAGTGGATGCGCCAGGCCTGGAAGCTCGAGCGCCGCGACCCGGAGAATTGGGGGCCGCCCGCGACGCGCGTCGTCCACGAGGGCGCGATCGAGCACAAGGTGACGCAGGAACTGCCGGGCGAGACTCAGAAGGCGCTGTTCGCGGTCTTCAACGCCATGGCGAAGCCGAAGGAGCTCGAGAGTGGAAGCTCCTGACGCGCTCACCTTCGCGAGCCTAAGCCCGGGCGGGCTTGCGTGGTACGACCTCCGAAGTCCAGAGACCGGGGAGAGCATCTACGAGCAGCCCGACCACCTTCGACTGCTCGATTGGGAGATCGTCAAGCTGTGCAACGGCCTTGAGGAGTACGACGACGAAACGTACAAGGGGATCATTTTTACTGTCCCCCCGCGTCACGGGAAGTCGTTTGAAGTCAGCCATTACACGCCTGCCTGGTTTCTCGGGCGCTGGCCGGAGAAGCACGTCGGCGTGGCGAGTTACGAGGCGGACTTCGCTGCTTCGTGGGGCAAAAAGGCACGAGAGGTCCTCGAGACGCGGGGACCGGAGGTCTTCGGTGTAGAGGTGGATTACTCGTCGCGCGCGAGCTCGCATTGGCGTGTCAAGCGCACGCGGCGCGGCAGGCCAGTTTACGGCTCCATGGTCACCGCTGGCATCGGCGGGCCGCTGACGGGGCGAGGGATCCACCTTCTCATCGTAGACGATCCGGTCAAGAATGCCGTCGAGGCGCACTCGAAAGCGAAGCGAAACTCCGTGTGGGAGTGGTGGACGTCGACCGCGGCCACGAGGCTCGAGCCAGGTGGCAAGATCATCATCATCATGACCCGCTGGCACGAGGACGACCTGGCGGGGCGCCTGATCAAGGAAATGGAGGAAGGTCAGGGCTGGAAGTTCAAGGTGATCAACCTACCAGCCATCGCCGAGTCGAATGACATCCTCGGCAGGTCGGCAGGAGATGCGCTCTGGCCTCAGAGGTACCCGGTGCAGCGTCTTGAAGAAATCCGTCGAGCTCTCGGGCCCTACGTCTGGAACAGCCTCTTCCAGGGGAAGCCCGCCGCTCGTGCCGGTGGCTTCTTCGACCCGGATGATTTTCGAATCCTCGATGAGCCGGAGTCTACACCCACGAGAGTCGTTCGTCGATGGGACCTCGCGGCCTCCGAGAGTGAGGGCGACTACACCGCCGGGGTCTTGCTCGAGAAACAGGCCAACGGACGGTTCCTGATCAGGGACGTTCGCCGAGGCCAGTGGTCTCCGGAGCAGTCTGAGCGAGAGGTCCTGAGGGCGGCGGCCGAAGACGGCCGCAACGTCCCGATCAAGTTCGAGCAGGAGCGCGGCGCCGCGGGCAAGATCGTTGTCGCCAACTACAAGCGCCTGCTCAAGGGGCACAGCGTCAGGGGGCAGCAGGTCACTGGCGACAAAGAAGTCCGCGCGCAGCCCTGCTCTGCGGCCGCGGGGCGTCGGGAGTTCGATCTACTGAGGGGCCCCTGGAACGATGACTTCCTCGAGGAGTGCGGCCAGTTCCCGCACGGCACGAACGACGACCAAGTCGACGCTTTCTGTGGTGCGTACACGGACGTGGACAAATCCCCGCCGGTGCAAAGCTGGTAGGATCTCGGTCGGACGGCATTGGGGGGCGAGTCGGTAGCTGATCCTGTAAGTCCGTCTCGGAGCCAGCGGGCACACCTTCACCCCTGACAACTGGCTCGGGGTGGATGGCAAGCAGGCCGGTCGCCGCCCTAGCCCGCGAGGGGGTGGCGACACCAAACGGGGGCTCGAACCTGTACGCTGTTCCCACCTTGCTAGGGCGACCCAAACTGGAAAAGCTCACCACCTCCGCTCTCGCCGAAATGGAAGAGGAGAACGGCGAGACCGCCTCGGTCGGTTTCTGCATGCTCGTGTGCGAGGTACGAACTGACGAGGGTGAGACGGCCTTCTACACGTTCGCGACTGACAAGCGCGAGTGGATCCAGCGCGCTGCGATCGAAGAGGCGCGCGTAGCCATGGAGTTCTCGGAGGTCGAAGTCGATGGCGATTAGCGAGCTCGAGTGGGCAGTAGGCGAATTCGCGTCCTCGCGGCGCCTCAAGGGCTACCGCAAGTACCAGCAATACTACGACGGCGACCAGCCGCTCGCGTACGCGACGCGCAAGTATCGTTCTCAGTTCTGGCGACTGTTCCGGGGGTTCTCGGACAACATGTGCCAGAGCGTCGTCGACGTCCAGGCTGAGCGCCTCGAGGTCATCGGTTTCACGTCGAGCTCGGCGACCGTCGAGGAAGAGACGTACAACTCGCAGGGCGAGAAGGTCGCCAAGCCCGCGGCTGCGACTCCCCCCGCGCCGACTAGCCCGCTCGATCCGAACGCTCCCCCCGCGCCCCTCCCGGAGAAGACCATCACGGTCAGCGTCGTTCACGACGACGTCGGAGACAACGCCTGGGGCGAGTGGGAGGACGAGTCGATGCCGCTGGTAGCTGACCAGATCCATGCAGACGTGTTCCTCTTCGGCGACGGGTTCGCCCTCGCAGACGAGGAAGGCGTGTGGCGGCAGGAGCCTTCGGAGATCGCCGTCCGTTACTCGCGCGAGAAGCCCGGAGTCCTCGAGGCCGCCGCGAAGTGCTGGACCGAGATGGACGGCACGGTCTACCTCAACATCTACACGCCGGACGGCCTCGAGAAGTACGCCTGCAAGAAGGACAAGGCGAACTCGAAGCTCCAGGCCGCGGACTTCGAGGTCATCGAAGGCGGCGGCGCACTGCCTCAGGGGATCCCGATCGTCCATTTCGCCAATAAGGCCTACGGCCGCTACGGGATCAGCGAGCTCAAGAACGTCATCCCACTGCAGGACGCGCTGAACAAGGCCGAAATGGACTTGATGCTGGCGATGGAGTACCAGTCCTTCCGCCAGCGCTGGATCACCGGCGTCGACGTCGAGCTCGGCGACGACGGCCTTCCCAAGAACTTCTCGGGAGAGCACGGCCCCGGAAACTTCCTGGCCTTCCCCGACGCCGACGCCAAGGTGGGCGAGTTCGCGATGGCAGACCTGACCCCGTACGTGAAGGTGGTCGAGAACTACCGCGGGCAGATCGCTCGAGTCTCGGGCATCCCGCTCCACTACTTCTTCGTCGGCGAGGGCGCTGGCGCCACACAGTCCGGCGAAAGCCTCAAGGTCGGCGAGTCGCGCTTCACGCGCAAGGGCAATCGCCAAATGCGCTGCCTCGGCAAGGGGTGGGAGAACTTGATGGACCTCGTGCTCGAGATCGTCAGCACCCAGGACGACAACATCACCTACGACTCCGCGGTCGACCTGAACGTCGTGTGGGACGAGGTGTCGCCGCGCTCCGAGAGCGAAGAGCTCGACGTCCTGGTCAAGAAGGGCACGATCGGCGTCCCGAACAGCCAGCTGCAGAAGGAAGCCGGGTACGACCCCGATGAGATCCGCCAATTCACGATCGAGTACGCCGAGAACATCAAGCTCGGCTTGCAGGCCGCCCCGAGCATGAACCCCCAGGGGCAAGTCCAGGTACCTAAGGGTGAAACTTCTGCAAACGCGACCAGCCACACTAGTGCTGCCGCCGCGACCGCCCCGCCCGCCGGTAACTAGCGCGCTCGAACTGTTAGCCTCGAGCCATGATCCACAAATCGCACGGCATCAGGTTCTTCCCTGACGGCGACGGCGGCAAGGACGGCTCCGGTGACGGGGACGGATCTGACGGCGACGGCGACGGCGAAGACAATGACGACGAAGACCAGGTCGACGTCGAGGCTCTCAAGGCGGAAAACGCCAGGTACAAGAAGGCCGAGGACAAGCGCCGGACACAGGCCGCACGCGACGCCAAGGCCAAGCAGGACGCTGAGCGCAAGAAGGCTCAGGACGACAACGACGCTGACAAGTTGAAGGCTGCCCTGGCAGAAGAGACCGCCAAGGCTGTCGCAGCGGAGCTCAAGGCGAACCGCGCCATGGCGCGCTCGCTGGCCGCTGAGCTCGGTGCAGTTGATCCCGGCGACGTGGTCCGACTCGTCGACTTCGACGAACTTGCCGATCCCGGTAACGAGGACGAGGTCAAGGCAGAGATCGCCGCTCTGCTCAAGGCGAAGCCCTATCTCAAGTCTGGCAAGGTCAAGACGGACGGCGGAGCCAGCGGGGGCGGTAGCTCCAAGATCGACATGAATCAGGTCATTCGGGACGCTGCTGGCAGGTAAGGTGTGCTAGTTACGGCTTGACGGGCGTGAACAAGCAGGGCTCCCTTTGCAGGGGGCCCTGTTTGCTATAGTCGCGAGCATGGCGTACAACGAAACCGTTTCGCGCGACGACATTGCCGGTGTGGTCACCGAGGATGTCGCGTCCGAAATCATCCAGAGCGCGGTCGAGAACTCGGCTGCCCTGGCGCTGTTCCCCCACGTGCGCATGTCGCAGAAGGTTCGTCGCCTTCCTGTCCTGAGCGCGCTTCCGACGGCCTACTGGGTCGACGGCGAAGCGGCTCCGGGCTCGGAGACTGACGGCCTCAAGGGCGTGTCGTCCATGGCTTGGGACAAGAAGTACCTGACGGCAGAGGAAATCGCCGTCATCGTGCCGATTCCGGAGGCAGTGCTGGACGACAGCACGTTCGACATCTTCGGCGAACTGCGCCCCCGCCTTGCGGAGGCAATCGGTGCGAAGCTGGATCTCGCGGTCTTCCCGGGAACCAGCATCCCTTCCTCGTGGGCCACGGACGGCTTCAACGGTCTGTGCGCCGACGCGTACACGAAGGGCAACCACTACGAGCTCGGGACGAGCACGCAGGCGAACGGTGGCACCGCTGAGGACCTGAACCAGGTCTTCGGGATGGTCGAGGCCGATGGCTTCGACGTCAATGCCGTCGCCGCTGAGCGCACGTTCCGCAGGATCATGCGGTCGGCAAGGGACACCACGGGCCAGAAGCTCGCGGACCTCTCGCCGAACGGCGGGTCCGTCCTCGGTGCAGACGTCAAGTTCTGCCCCGCCGGGACGCTCGGCACCAACAACGTCGCCTTGGTCGGCGACCGTGCTCAAGGGATCATGGGGATCCGGCAGGACATCAGCTACAAGGTGCTCTCCGAGTCCGTGATCACTGACGAGAACGGTCTGATCATCTACAACCTCGCGCAGCAGGACATGGTGGCCCTCCGGGTCGTCTTCCGCGCGGCGTTCCAGGTGGCCAACCCTCTCAACAGGTCGAACGCGACCTCGAGCCGGTACCCCTTCGCTCTGCTCACGAACCACTCGTAAGCAAGCTCCCTCGGGACGGGGACGAGAGGCCTCCTTCGGGGGGCCTCTCGAACGTCTAGGCTTAGGGGGTGGCATTCGACCCCGTTGTCTGGTTCATCACCCCGGTGCATCGGCGCCATTTTCTGACGATGATCTGCCTGGAGCAAAGGAAGCGGATGATCGATGCGCTGCCATTCGAGGCGCACGCCGTGATCGTCGGGGACGACCCTCAGATACTGCACGTCGCAGCACAGCACGGATTCGACACAGTCGAGATGAACAACCGGTGGGTCGGCGCGAAGTTCAACGCCGGATACCGACACGCAGTCGAGAACGGCGCGACTCACTGCATGCCGATCGGATCAGACTCGTGGCTTCACCCTGACGCGCTTAGGGACGCCCCCTGGACGGAGAAGGGGGCGTTCTCGAGCGTCGGGCTGAGCTCCGTCTCTGCTGACGGACTCCAGCGCATGGACATGACCATCAGGTACCCCGCGGGCTTCGGCGTCGGCATGTTCTACCCCGCCTGGTGCCTCGGCGACGAGCCAAGCGATCCCAGGAAGCAGCGCGGCATCGACACATCGACGTGGGAGCGCTGCGGTAAGGGGCGCCTGCGCATGACGTTCCTCGATCTGGTCCCCTTCTCGTACGTCAACTTCCACTCTCCCGACGTTCAGATCACCGACTGGAAGCGCCTGCTCGCGGGCCACCACATGCGCAGCGGGTTCAAGCGCGACCGCGGCCTCGACGCCCTGCGCGATGTGTATGACGCCGACCTGCTAGCCGCGATCGAGGGCTACTACTCCGCGCACAGCATCGGCATCTTCCTCACCGGCAAGCGCCCGGAGATCGAATCCACGCAAGCCACCCCAAATGTCAGTGGGGTCACACTGCAGCGCGCCCGTCGCTTGAGCGGCAACCCGGCCCTCAATCGCCTCGAGGATCTCTCGGAAGAGTTCCGCGCACTCCTCTAGTCCCCCCTCCCGGTAGACTCTTAGCGTGACTGCCGAAGAGAAGCTGGTTTCATGGTCTGGCGGGGATCTAGAGCCCCTGCTCTCCGCTGACGAGCTCGCTCAGTGCCTGCTCGACGCCGCAGTCCCCGATTCGGCGGGTCTGTACGTCAACGACGACGCCTGGGTCCCGTCCTACGACTTCCATCGGGCGGCCGCTGCGGCCTGGCGCACCAAAGCGGCGAAGGTCGCGGCCGATTACTCGATCGTCATCGAGGGGCGCGAGATCAACCGCGGCCAGATGGTCGACAACTTCCTCAAGATGGCTGCCGAGCACGATTCCAAGTCCCAGCCTCGCTACATGGCGGCTCCGGACAGCGTAGAGCCGTGGAGGATCTGACGTGGTCAACCAGTGGGAGCTCGACGGCATTGCCGCGGCACTCGAAGGCACCATGCCGGACCTCTGCGACGTCTACCGTCGCACCGGCAACGTAGACGAGTACGGCGGCGGCGCCGAGTACGTGCGCGTCATCGAGAGCATCAAGGTGGGCATCGAGCCCGCTGACTTCTTCCAGTTCCAGCAGACGACCGCTGGCGGCCGCGAGACCGACGTCTCGTACTACTCGATGGCTTTCCCACGCGCGACACCGATCCGTGAGGGCGACATCATCGACATCTTCACCATGGGTGTTAAGGTGACCTCCATGCAGATCGAGCGCGCCGAGTCCTGGGACACCATGCTCCGAGTCTATGGAGAAGTCATCGAGGATGACGACTGGTTCCTGCTCAACCTCCACCCCGGAGGTCACTCATGAGCGAGAACGCCTTCCCCGAGCTCGAGGCTGGCCGGTGGGTGAAGGCCCAGGTCGAGGCCGCCTGCGACGACAGGATCAATGGCGCCTTCCTGGACATCATTCCTGAGAACGTCAACATGCCCGCGGTGCGCTACGAGGTCTACACGCGCGAGGACGTGCGCACGAGCGACCAGCACATCGTCTGGTCTAGAATCGTCATGCGCGTGTTCGTGACGATCCAGGGAGAGCGAATCACCCCGTGGATGCTCACGATCGCTGCCGACATTCACGCATGTCTCCACAAGAACCGCGGCGAGACGACCAACGCGCGCATCGTCGCTTGCACGCGCCTCGAGCCCTACGGCCGCACTGAGCAGGCTGGCGCCGAGGTGTTCCGGCACGCTGGAGGCCTGTACGAGATCCTCGTGATGGGTCTGCCTGAAACCCCCTAAAAGGGGGATGCTCCTACCGGACGATAAACCCGAGAATAGGGGCATGGCAAACCCACAGAACACACAGCAGATCGCGGCTCACGCGCTCGGCGCGATGATCCGGACAATCGAGCACGACCCCGATTACGTCGACAGCAAGATCCACAGCAAGATCCTCGCTGACCTCAGCCCCTCGGAGGCGTTCGTTGACTTGCTCCGAGACACACTCGAGCACCTCATCGATACAGCGCCGGTCGAGGTCGAGCGCGTGAACAACGAGGACGGGTCATGATCCAGGGCATCGGACTCCACAACCCCGATCGTGAGCCGCTGGCCTGGGTCGTCTACGAGGTCAAGTGGAACGGAATGGTCCTCGACACGTGGAAGGACTACAAGGACGCGTTCGACAGCGCCGACCGCAACCCCGGCGCGAAGGTGACAGCGATCGTCTTCAAGGCTCCCCAGGTCTACGGAGCGAATCGCACGATCCTGTCAGACGTCCCCGTCGAGGCTGAGCGCCGGGAGGTCTACACCAGCTAGAATGACCGGCATGGGTTTCCTAGCGGCAGGGCCAATCCTCGTCTGCTCGATTTGCGGCACTCCAAACGCGACCCCGTACAACGGGGTCGTAGTTTGTGGGGCGGCGGATTGCTTGTCGCACGCGATGGACTGTCCGTGCCCGCCCGCAGACAACCCGGACAAACCGCCCCTCTGTCAGGTACAGTGAGAGCATGAGAGACACACTGACCCGCGCTGCCCGCACGTTCGTTCAGGGCGCACTTGCGATCGGAACGTTGACGGCCACCACACCGATCAACGCCGACTTCAAGTACACGCTCCTGGGCGCCGCGTACGCGGGCGTCTTCGCAGTCCTGATGGCGTTCGCCATCCCGCCTGCGACCAAGTAGCCATGGCCAAGGGCGGACGCGGCGGGAGCAGCATTCAGACGCGGATGGTGAGCAATCGCTTCCATCAGCTGACGGCTGTCGTGAACGCCGAGTCCGCCAAGGTCAAAGCGAAGGTCGAGATGAAGATTCTGCAGTCGGCTCAAAAGACAGTGGCGGTCGACACCGGCGCCACCAGGGACAGCGGAGAGATCACCGAGGACGGCGTCGAGTTCGGAGAGGCGGCCCTCTTCCTCGAGTTCGGCACGGTCAAGATGGCCGCGCAGCCGTTCCTCGGACCCGCCAGCACAGAGGGGCGTGACGGCTTCAACAAGTACTTCGCCGAGATGTTCGTCGGCCTGCAAGCCGCATTCCCGCCCACGCCTCCGTACTAGGGTCACTTTGGGGGGGAGCCCCCTGTAAACTGCGGACACGATGGCAAACGAACGAGCTACCGTTACCCAAGGCGTTTACCTTGCGGTCGAGTCCAGCCCCGGCGACGGGACGACTCCGAACAGGATTCTGAACTCGTTCAGCATCGAGCCTGGCGTCCAGGTCGACATGCAGAGGTTCCGCCCGACCGGGCAGAAGCTCGAGTCGATTATCGTCCCCGGCAAGGAGTGGGTCGAGTCCAGCATCACCGGCCTCGCGCAGTACTCGGAGCTCCATTACCTGCTCTCGGGCATCTTCGCGAAGAACCAGGTCACGCAGCCTTCGGGAAGCCCGGCCTGCACCTGGGAGTACGTCCTTTCGGCGCGCCAGCCCGACGAGATCAAGACCTACTCGTTCGTGCAGGGCGACGACGACATCGCGCATTCGTTCAACTACGGGCTCCTAACCGAGCTCGGCTTCAACCTCTCACGCGACGGGATCCAGATCGAGGGCGCCATGATCGCTCACGAGCTCGAGACTGGCGCGACCGTGCCGCACGCTCCGAGCGCGGCCACCGAAGTCCCGGTCCTACCGACCGAGGTCAGCGTCTACTTGAGCGACACCTTCGGCAGCCTCGGATCCTCGAAGCTGACGCGCGCGCTCATGTGCAACATGAAGGTCGGCAACCGTCACAACCCCGTGTGGGTTCTGGACGCTGACGAGAACAGCTTCGTCGCCCACGTCGAGCTCGCCCCCGAGATCACCTGGGAGCTCACGCTCGAGGCCAACGACGACGGGATGGGCCTGCTCGCCAACATGCGCACCGGCGACACTCTCTTCATCAAGACCGAGGCGATCTCCGGCGAGGACGTTCCGTCGACCGGGACTCCGTTCAGTTGGAACGTACTCGCGGCCAGCAAGATCGACGCGATCGACAAGTTCTCCGACGAAGACGGCGTGTACGCGATCAAGTACACCCTCAAGGCGGTCTATGACGCCGCTCAGACCCTCGCCGTCGAGAGCACCCTGATCAACGCAGCCACCGGGTTCTAACCCCATGACAGAGTTCGTCGACAAGACGACACGGGAGCTCTACGAGGACTGGAAGCCGCTCCTCGAGGCTGAGCAGGACTCGCTCGTCACGCAAGACATCGAGCACGAGATTCAGGAGGCCACCTACTCGGACCAGATCGCGAACCGGGGGCCCGGCATCAGTGCTGGCGGCCCGATCGATCCCGGGTACCAGACGTTCCCGTTGCTCAAGAAGCAAACGGTTGCGGTCGAGCGGGCCAAGCAGGAATTCCCCGACGACGAGGACTGCTAGACACTCGAACAGCTAGTCTCTGTGCATGCAGATCGCACAGATGACCAAGCAGGAGAAGGTCACGCTCGACTTCTCGTCGCAGTTCCCCGACACACCTCCCGAGGAGGCCACGCTTAACGTCACCTTCGATCCGTCGAAGATGACCGCGGCTCGTTCGAACGAGATCGAGGCCAAAGGCGACAGCCTGGAAGTTCTGGTCGACGCCGTCCTCGACTTGGTGAGCGAGTGGGACCTGATGGACGGGAAGAAGGTCGTGCCTCTCACCCACGCCAGCCTCATGAACACGCCTTCGATCGTCCTCGGACTGGTCCTCTCAGGGGTCAGCGAACAGGTCGCGAAGAAGGCCGAGGCTGAGGGAAAAGCCTAGGCCGCTACCTCGCAACAGACGGGATGGTCGGCGAGATGCCAGGCTGGTATCCCTTGGTGGCGGCGGCTCGGTATCTCAAGGTCCCCGTGTGGGAGCTCGAGAATCAATCCATGATCTGGATCCACCGAGCCGCTGCCTCCATGTACGCGGAGGGCCACGCGCGCGAGACGAAAGAGAAGATGGCCTCTAAGTAGCTCCACACCCTCTGGCCGTACAATTCCAGCGTGATCGAAGTCGCCCATATTGTCGCGCGAGTAACGACCGATCTCACACGCTTCAACACCGGAATGGCCGCCGCGGAAGCGCGCGCGACCACGACCGCCGAGAAGATGAGCGTGTCGGGAATGCGCATGACCAAGTACCTGTCGTTGCCGCTCGCGGCAATCGGGTACAGCGCCGTGAAGTCGAGCATCCATTTCTCGGATGCCATGGCTCAGATCCGGACGCAGACCGGCGCCTCGCGGAAGGAAATGGAGTACTACCAGAAGGCCATCATGAAGCTCGCCCCGAGCACCACGCAGGGGCCCGAGGAGCTCGCGAAGGGCCTGTACCACCTCCGGTCGGTCGGCCTCAAGGGCAAAGAGGCGATGGACGCCCTCAAGTACTCGGCGCAGGCCTCGCAGATGGGCTTCGCAGACCTCGAAGACACCACCTCCGTGCTCGCGGGCACCATGCGCGTGCTCCACCTCCCCATGAGCAAGCTCAAGGACACCATGGCGGCCATGCACGCCGCTGTCGGTACCGGCAACATGCGCCTCGAGGACCTGAACCGCGCCCTCGGCACCGGCGTCCTGGCGACGGCCCACCTCGCTCACCTGGGGCTGCGCGACGTCACTGCCTCCATGGCGGTGTTCACGGATGAGAACCAGAACGCCGCCTCGTCCATGACGCGAATGCGGACCGCCCTGATGATGATGCTGCACCCGTCGGAGAAGGCTGCCGGGAACATGAATATGCTCGGATTCAACGCACAGCAGCTTGGCGTGAAGATCCAGACCGGAGCTCACGGGTGGGAGGACGCGATCGCCTTCATCGACAAGCGCCGCAAGCAGTTCATCAAGATGGCGCAGCAGGGCAAGGGATTCGACGGCGACAAGATCATCAAGATCCCGAAGATGACGCTGAAAGAGGCCAGGACGGCCTCGTTCGCGAACCTCGCGGGCGCGTTCGGCGGGTCGAAGACCGCGTCGCAGATCATGCTGCTGATCAACAACTCGGACATGCTCCGGAAGAAGTGGGTCCAGAACCGCCAGGTCGAGAAGCATTGGGATCAGCAGCTTGCCGACTCGAACAAGACACTGGGCGCGCAGCTTCGCAAGGCCTGGTCGAGCATCCGCGTCGGACTGATCCAGCTTGGTGACGCGATGGCACCGACTGTGGTCGCGTTTGCCAAGGGGATCGCGCTGCTAGCTCTCGGGTTCTCTAAGCTCCCGGGGCCGGTCAAGAAGTTCGTCGGGGCGCTGGTGTTCATGCTGATCCTGCTCGGCCCCATGCTCATCGTTGGCTCGAGCCTGTCCAAGATGTGGAAGGGCTACGCCGAGTCCACTAAGCTCGCTGCCGCCGGTCAGTGGATGTTGAACGCCGCGACGGCCTCATTCCCGCTCACCGCGATCGTGCTGCTGATCGCGATCATCGTGATCGCCATGTGGAAGTCGAAGCGCTTCCGCGAGTTCATGATCAAGGTCTTCCGCGACGTCTGGGACTTCATCAAGAAAGCCGTCAGCGGGATCTGGTCATTCGTGAAGCAGTACTGGCCCTACATCATCGGCGCCATGCTCGGCCCCATCGGGCTCGCGGCCGCCTGGATCTACCGCCACTGGCACACGATCGTGAGTGCCTTCCACTCCGGGGTGAACGCCGTGGTCGGGTTCCTCAAGGCCAACTGGCCGTACATCGTCGGCGCGATGCTCGGCCCCTTCGGGCTGATCGCGGCCGGGATCTACAAGCACTTCGGCGCGATCAAAGCGTTCATCGTGCGCATCTCGCTCGACATTTTGAACTTCATTAAGGGCACGTGGAGTAAGTTCGCAGGGATCATCGCATCCTTCGGCGTGCGGATCTACAGCGGCGCGACCGGAGTGTGGCACCGGATCTGGAACTACCTCAAGGGTCTCGCGGGGCGCCTCGGATCCGCTGTCAAGAACGCCATGCTCGCGATCGTGCGCTGGATCAAGGCTGCAGCGATTTGGGCGTACACGGCTTCCAAGCACCTCGGCACCCGGATCAAGGACGGCGTGGTCGACGGCATGAAGGGGATGGCCGGTGACATCGCCAAGGGGATCGGCGGCGGGCTCCTAAGCGCGATCCCGGGTGGCAAGGAACTCAAGAAGGGCGTACACGCTCTGATCCACCACAGGGCTACCGGCGGGCCCGTCAACTACGGCATGCCCTACGTCGTCGGCGAGCGCGGGCCCGAGTGGTTTACGCCGACGCAGAGCGGACGGATCGCGCCGAACGGCCAGGAAAAGCCCGGTCGAACGGCTAGTGTTCACGTCGAGAACATGAACGTGCGAGCGACCGACGACATCTACTCCATCGCAAGCGTTCTCGCTCGAAAGGTGGCCCTCGCATGATCGACAGCATGTACATCGACAGCCTGCAGATCCACGGCGACGGGGCCAACTATGCGCTCACGAACATCGGCGCCGGGATGCTCGGCATGCCTGTCGTCCGCGACAACCGCCCGGAGCGCCCGCAGCGCCACGGCCTGATCGAGCTCTCGCAGTTCTACTCAGGCCGCGTGATCGAGCTCCAGGGCATCGTGATCGGCTCCAGCATCTCGGACGCGTACGACAAGTTGGACGCCCTCAAGCTGGCCCTGCAGATCGGCCAGGGGATCTCGAGCGACTACGAGAGCGTCGGTGTCTCCACCGGAGCCCCCGTCCACACCCTCAAGTTCACGCGCGTCGGAGACGCATTCCAGCAGTACACGAGGTTCACGGTCGACGGCGAGATGGACGTCTCGATGGACATCGCCTCGAGGATCATCCCCTGGGGCGTCACCCTCAAGTGCCCCGACCCGCGCTTCTACAAGATTCACACCGCGGACAACATGGGCGATTACGCCTTCGTGAACATCCTGCACGGGACGAACGAGACGTTCACGGTCGGTGGCAACACCGACGCGCTCCCCTGGTTCACGCTCGAGGGTCCGTACACCGGGCCTGCGACGATCACCTTCACGACCCCGAGCCCCGACCAGACTGACAAGGTGACCGGCGACCTGGCGGACGCTAACAACATCGACGTCGTCACGCGGACTCGGCTCTGCGTACACAACCAGACGATCGCGCCCGAGCGCATCGACCGCGCTAACACCGACTGGTTCACGCTTCCCCCGGGCTCGTGCAACATCGCGTTTGCCATAGGGGGAGGCGGCGACAGCGGCACGATCTGCATCGTCCGGTGGCAGGATGCGAGGTTCTAAATGGCTACCTGGGACATCGTGCTCACCAACAAGGCGGGCGACGTCACTGGCGTCCTGGATGCTCCTGCGGGGCTGAAATACACGCGTCGCGAGTCGGACTACAACCAACTCGAGCTCGGGACGCTGAACTCGCACGACCTGAACCTGATCGCGCTCCACCCGTACAAGACCAAGTTGCAGGCGTGGCGCAACAATGACCTCGTCTTTTGGGGCGACATCGTCGACCCGATCACCGTGACACAGAGCGGAGCTCAGGTGATCGCCAAGGACGCCTTCGCGCGCTTGGACGCGCCGACGCGCACCAAGTACACGTTCAACGACAAGACCCTCAAGCACATCGCCGAGACAGTGATCGGCGGAGAGACGACCTATGGAGCTCGAGACATTGCCTTCGGGTCAGAGACAGTCACTGAGATTTTCGACCGACAGATCACGAAGGGCCAGCGCATGGGAGAGTTCATCAAGACCTGCTGCACCGTGAGCCCCACCGGCGGCTCCTACTTCCGCTGCGACGCGCTCGACGATCCCGACAACCCGGTCGCCATGCACTTCGGGGACGGAGGCGACCGCACCGACAACACGGGCGCGCGGTGGGAATACGGCACGGGCACCATCGACAACGTCAGCGAGTTCGTCGTCGAGGCCCGAGGCCTCGTAAACCGAGTGTACGTCTACAACAACAACCAGAGCGTCGTGGTCGAGGACACGGACAGCATCGACGAGTACGGCCTCGTCGAGAAGTGGTACCGGCGCCCCGGCGTCAACCACATCGCTACGCTGACTGCGCTGGCCTACTCCAAGCTGCAGCCCTCCCCGTTCACGGTCGTCTCTTTCGTGCCCACGGCGGATGGCCCGAAGCTCTTCGACGACTTCGACGTCGGCGACAAGTGCCGCGCCTACTTTCAGCTGGACGGCGAATCGATGGTCTACAGCGCCTCGAACATGATCCCGGTGACGGTCGAGCTCACCATCGACGAGAGCGGCGTGGAGAACGTCAACTTCTCTGAGGGCCAACTGGTCGCCAAGGGCCAGAACAGCCCGTACAACCCTGACCGGTACGACAAACCCCGCGTGGAGGCAGTGGCGACCTTCGCCCTGACTGCGACATGAGGCCCGATCCTCAGAGCGGAACCAGGACCTTCATCGACACGATCGGTGACAGCCTCAAGAAGGTCGACGAGTACCTCGGCCACGAGGGTGCTGACTACCTTCCTGGCGAAGGATCGGTATGGCAGTCGCTCGAGCCGGTTTCTCCTGGCGACGCCAGTGGTCTCGGAGACTACGACACGGGAGTCTCGTTCGCGGGAGCCTGGGGGAACATCAGCGGCGCAGGAGCGTCGGCTTACCGCTTCGGCCTGACCGGCGATGTAATCGAGCTCCTGCTGCAGATCACCGGAGACGAGGGCTCTCCTGGCTCGACCGTAGCGACGCTTCCCTCCGAGTACCATCCGCCCTCCTCGTACCAGCAATTCGTGTCCCTGTCCTCGAGCGCAGTGGGTGTCGTCGAGCTCCAAACTGACGGAACGCTGGTGTTCATCGGCGTCGTGGCTGGCGCGACTGGCGCGACTGGCCTCCAGGGCGCCACGGGGGCAGCAGGAGCGACGGGTTCCGGTGGCGCTGCTGGCGCAACGGGCGCACAGGGCGCCACAGGGGCCGCAGGAGCCACAGGAGCGGGTGCAACTGGTGCAACTGGTGCTGCGGGCTCTCCTGGGGGCGCTACGGGCGCTACGGGGGCCGTAGGAGCCACAGGAGCGGGCGCAACGGGCGCGACTGGCTCAGCGGGCGCAGCGGGCGGCGTAGGCGCCACTGGAGCCAACGGAGCGACGGGCTCGACGGGAATCCAGGGAGCGACTGGCGCCACGGGGGGCATCGGCAACACGGGCGCCGCTGGTAGCCCCGGAGGAGCCACAGGGGCGACCGGACCGATCGGAACTACTGGCGCGACCGGACCGGCTGGTGGAGACTCAGGGCAATTCTTCTGGTGGCAATTCAGGTAGGACTGGTACAATCCAAACGTGGCTACCTCCCCTCAATTCGCTGGCACGATCAACAACGGAGTCGCCGTCATCGGCACGAACGGTGTCGACGCGACGAACCGCGACGGAACGGGCGCCACGACTGCTGCACCCGTCTCGGGGTTCAGCGCGGGGGGAAGCGGCTCGAAAGTCGAAGAGATCGTAGTCAAGGCAGACAAGGACCCCGCCGACTGCACGATCCTTATTTTCATCTACGACGGCTCGACCCATCATCTATTCGACGAGTGGGACATCGGAAACCCGGCCGCGGGCTCGGCGACGGTGGCCTCGTACAGAGAGGCACGCCAGTACGAGAACCTGGTCCTCAAGACCGGTTGGTCCATCCGCTTCGTAGTCACCGCAGCGCCGACCTCGGGCAGCATTCGATGCCACGTGTTCGGCGGTGACCTCTAAGTGAACCGAGGGGCCTACGGACTAGATAGGGGCCAGGGCAAGGGGATGGGCCTGCAGCGCATGTACCTAGGGTACGACAACGTTGGCTGGCAATCCGAAGCCCTAGGGGCGAGCACGTACAAGGGCGTCTACAAGAAGGTGACCCCTCCAAGGTCCGGGCTTCTAGTTGCCATCGAGGGATACATGCAGGGGAACGCGACCAACGTCCAGTGCGTCAAGGCGGCAGTCCTTTCTGACGTTGGCGGAAAGCCCGGGGTAATCCTAGGGATGATCGGTGCGGAGACGGGGAACTCCATCACCATTCTGGACGTGCAGCTTGACACGGAGCCCCGGTGGTTGTCCTGCCCGATGAGCATGTGGCTGCAGGGAGGGACTCCGTACTGGCTGAATTTTCGCCACGGGTTCGGGAGCTCCCTGTACTACAACAACCAGGCCGCGCAGGAGATTGGGACCAACGTGGACCTCGAGTGGTCCGCAGTCAACGAGACGTGGCACAGGGATGGAAGCGTCATGACGTTCACGCTCAGCAGCAAAAGATGGTGTGTAAGGGCACCGTTCGTGTTCTGATGAACAGGGGGACCTTCTCAGCCAACAAGGGCAAGGGCCAGAACATCGGCCTCAATCACATCTGGTTGGGATCGAACGTCATCGGGTACAACACAGAGAGCCTGGCTTCGGGGGCGGGCAAGCAGTACGGCAAGAAGATCACTCCACCCAAATCCGGGATCCTTGCCTCCATCGACATCTACTGCGCGAACACCGTCGACTCGGTCCAGGCTCTGTTCGGGGCAATCGCCAACAACGACGGAGCGAACGGGGGATACCAATTCCCGGGACGAATGCTTACCGTCAGGGGCGGAGAGACTTCTTCGGGATTCCTGTGCGCAAACGCCAACCTGAACACGACCCCCCGGTGGGTGTCAATCCCCATGGGCGCATGGCTCGAGGCGGGTCAGACCTACTGGCTGATCGCCCGAGCCGCCAGGAGCTTCACGGCGTACTACACCGACGACACGTGTTCAGACTGCGACTATGCCCAAAACGGAACCTGGCTCATCGACTTCAACTCGGTATGGGCCGTCAGCAACAAGAGGTGGAGCATAAGGGGCTCCTTCGTGTACTGATGAACAGGGGCTTTTTCGGAGTCAGGAGCAAGGCTAACGGCCAAGGCGCCGGACTTCAACGATGGACGATGGGGTTTGACTATGCCAGTCAGACCGAGCCGCCCTCCGGATCCGAGTCCTTGGCGGCGAACACATTCAAGCAGTACGCCGTTAGGATCATCCCCTCTAAGTCTTGCCTGCTGGCGAGCATCGATATTTTCGTGGCGGGCAACGCTTCTAACGTCCAACTAGTGACTGCCGGAATTGCTAGCGACGGCATGACAGCAGCTGCGGGCGGAGTCTCGAAGCCGACTCTGATAACCGCGGTGAACGCGTACGGCCACGCTCTTACCGGCTCCTTCCCGCAGTGCGATAGCGGCCTGCTGGATGCCACCCCCAGGTGGGTGTCGGTGCCCATGACGGTGTGGTTGAAGGGGGGCGTCCCCGTGTGGCTCATCGGACTCGTGGGGAACGGCTGCGCCATCTACTACAACGACTACGCCTCGGGGTCTGTGCTCTCGGACTGCTACGAGGAGAGCGCCTCAAACGGAGTCGCCTACCTGGTCTGCGAGGCCAACATCACCTGGACGCAAAGCACCAAGATGTGGGCGATCAGAGGGTCGCTGATCGCGTAATGGCTGGCAACGTCATGTACGCAAGGGCGATCGATCGTTACCCGCTCCTGCCGACCACACTGGCTCACCTGGCATTCGCTCAGCTGAGCGTCAGCGCGGCTTCCGATCTATGGGTCACGACTCGCCTCGCCTTCTCGACTGCTGGCATAGCCCACTGGTCCAGCACCCCCACCCCCGACTCGGGGTACTTCGTTGCCATGACCGGCGGCGGGAGCATTCTGAGTGGAGTCACCCTGCTGAACGGCGCGGTGTGGCAGGACATCACGCTGGCGAGCACCGAAAACCAGGCCACTCCCACCCCCGTAGCCCACAAGTGGTTCACGCTCGAGCAGCGCCACCACAACAACGTCAGCCGCTACGGTGCTGTCCAGTGCGTCAACGACTGGAACGGAAACGCCTTCAACAAGAACATCACCGCGATAAACATAGGCCAGTGGAACGCCCTGAACGTGGTTGTCGACCCGACCTCTGGACGCTTCTACGACGTGTACATCGACAGGGTGTGGATCGGCACCACTCGCAGAGGGCACGACATCCTGAAAGAAGAATGGGACACCGGCGATTTCAGCAATTGGGGATTCCACAACGCCTGGGACGACACGTTCGGTACGGGGTGCAAGATCATCCCCGACCCAGGGTACTCTAGCTTCAACTACGTGTGCGACGCGTTCGGGGAAAACGGGCTACGGTCGGCGCCGCTGCGCGTCCCCGTCAACAACGTCGGCATTCCGATCCCTCGGGGCTAGCTCGCCCCACCCCAGGCCCCACAGTCCCCGCAGCTGTCCGAACCAGCGATCGAATTGAGGCTTGACAGCCTTGAGCTCGTACTTGCGATTCGCACAACGCGCTATGGAAGCTGGCTTGAGGCTCGAGAGCTTGTCGACCGCGTCGACGCCCTCCTGGAGCGTGTTGAAGCGGAAGCCAGTCTTGCCATGCTCAATCGTCTCGACGAAGGCTCCCCAATCGGTAGAGAGCACCGGCGTGCCGCACATCATCGCCTCGACGGCCACGCCGCCGAACGGCTCGACGTAGAGCGTCGGGCAGACCAGGGCCTTAGCCGCGGCCATGAGTTGCGCTCGCTCGTCGGGGTTGACGGTGCCCGCGTATACGAGCCCCTTGTACTCGAGCCTAATGTCGTCGCCCTCGATGAAGCCGGGGCCAGAGTCCTTGACACCCGGGCCCGCGATGACAAGCTTCATCTTGCATGCCTTGGCGAGCTCCACGGCCTCCCTGACTCCCTTGCGCTCGATGACGCGGCCCACGTAGAGTAGGAAGTCACCGTCCCCGCTGTTCAGGTACGGGAAATCGCGCTTGTCGAAGAAGTTGGGGATCGTGGTGTCGTACCAACGGCCCTGCCGCCACCCGTTGAGACCGTAGACGTGGTTGCGCCACGCATGGCTCTCGAAGGCGCAGTAGCCGGTGAAGATGCCCTCGTAGCCGACGAACGGCTCGCAGATCACGACGTCGTTCTCGTGAAAAGCTCTCACACCGGCCTCGAGGGGCAGGAACGGGTTTCCGTTGCTCAGCAAGACGATGTCGCCCTTCGCGCGCTGGATGAGCTCGGCGGCCGCGCGCTGGTTCCAGAGGCGCCAGGGCTGCTGTGAGCGGTCCCAGGTCACCTTCTCGAACAGGGCCTCGGTTCCCCACTCTCCGAAGAACGCGTGACGCTCTGCCTCCCTCATGAGAACGATGTGCTCGTCGCACGGCGCGTCGTTGAGCTCGCTGCCGTAGAGGTAGATCTGGACGTTCTTGTCGCCCTCGTACATCCGGCAGAACTTGACGACCTTCTGCGTGTACGCGCACGTCAGGTACTCGTCCGTCGTGGCCGTCCAGGGGAGGCCGACGAGATGGAGCTTCATCGCTCCCCTAGGGCCACGGACATGTCCGGTGGCTGCCAGCCCTCGGGCTTGATGTGCTTGCCGCCCGGGTTGGCTTCCTTCTTCATGTTCGACTCGTGGACCGCGGCTAGCGCGGAGTCGAGGTCGATGCCGTAGACCAGAGCAGTCCCGTAACAGACGTACACGACGTCTGCGAGCTCTTTGGCGATCTCTGCCCGGTCGCCGATCTCGAGCGCGTCCGCGGCCTCGAGAGACTCTTCGAGCAAGAGCTCGACGCGCAGCGGTCCGGGGTCCTCTCCGAACTTCACGTGGAACTCCCTCAGGAACTCGGCTGGCGTCACAGCTTCCACGGCCGCGCCGCGGCACGCTCTTCTGAGAGCCCATCGAGCGCCCCTTCGAAGTACCCGCACATGAAGGTGAGGCGCAGGAGCGGCGCGAGCTCTTCTGTTTGCTCGTCGTCCAGGTCCCACGCCTCCTGGGGGAGAGACAGGTCGATCTCGAGCGACTGCTCGGGGCTAAGAGGCACGCGCGAGCTCACAGTCCACGTCGTAGATGTCGGGTCGCCCAATGCCGCAGGCGATCTTGTCGGCCAGCACCTCGTCGAGCGTCTTACTCCTGCCGTGAGCGATTTTTTGCAGGGTGTCATACTTGACATCGATCTCCTCGGCTAGGACCTGCAAGGGGCCCTGGGATTGAAGGCCGCACCACCCTTCGTTCACGCTCGCGCGCTCGCTGAGCAGCACCTTGAGAGCACGAACGATTGGCTCTGCTGGTATCCGCCCCTTGCGACACGACGGGTAGTTGTGCCTCATGACTTCGACTTGCCCCATCCGGGTTTTCCCCTTTCTAGTTCGTGTTGCGTCGGCTTCTTCACCAGAGCGTAGCCCGCGCGGTCGATGTCTGCAAGGAAAACGCGCAGGCGCCACTCTTCGTGAGTCTCGGCACCCGACGTTTGCAGGACCTTGACGATGTCGTCGCTGTTCACGGAGTCCAGAATACCGGCCGCTTGAGCCAGCCCCGATCGATCATTCCCTGGCGCATCTGTATGTGCATGCGGACGTCGCTCTCACAACGGTCGATGACCTCGGGCCAGCCACGCTCTTCGTAGGCGTCCTCCCACTGCTGCCAATCCATGGCCTTCTTGCGCTCTTCGGTTCGCAGCAGACCAGCGACGTTGTCCTGGCCCTTCTTGAAGCCCTTCGTGCGCGTGATCCGCATTGTGTCCTGGACCTTGATCGGCTCCAGCTTGGGGAGGCCGCAGCGGATGCTCTCGGCGTTCAGGATCGGGAGGTCGAAGCGGAGCAGGTTGTGCCCCGTGACCATTGTGGCCTGACGGAGCTCGCGTAGAAACTTCCGCAGCATCTTCGCGCGCAGCTTCGGTCGGTACAGGCCGATCGGAGAAGTCACTACCGACTGGATGTTATCGGGATCGTCGACCCAGGCCCAGGCGATGCACGTGATCTTCTGTGGCACCCACGCCGGGTCTGCGAAACCCGCAGCGACTGTCTCCATGTCGAAGTCCAGGACGCGCTCCTGACCCAACGTCTGCGTCAGTTCAAACATCGCCGCCCTCGAGCTCGAGGGTGACGGGCTTGCCGAGCGCGGCCTGTTGCTCAATCTCGTCCAGAGCGGGCTCGATCTCATCGATGCGGTGATCGATCCGAGCAAGGTTCTGCTCGAAAGCGAGTTGCGCTCGCAGTTGAGCGGCCCGTTTCAGCTTGGCCCGGCGAATTTCTGACTTGCTAAGTGGTGTGCTCATTGACCCCTACCTTTCCGGAGCTCATCGAGCTCCTGTTCGAATTTTGCGATGGTAATTCCGGCTCTTCGAATGCTTTGCTTTTCCCTACCCTCTTGTTCGTAGTAATACCTTCTGTTTTTCGCTGCTGTTTTCGGGCTTGCTTGGTACTTCCTCTTGGCCGCCTTGCGCCTTACCGAGCAGCGCCTTCCCGACGGGACAACATACCACGGCTCTCCGTGGCAAGGACAAACTTCCTGCATAGGCGCAGTTTAGCCGAAGACCAGGGACGCGTCTAGCCCCTCGAACATCTCGCATGCACGCTCGAAAGCGGCGTGCTGGGCGAGGAACGTTTCGCAGTCGGGGTCATGACGGACAGCAGGGGGGTAGTACCATGGCGCGAGCTCCATGTACCAGTGGTGTGGGGCATCGAGGGCGCAGAGAATTGCATCAACGCGCTCAAACTCGACCCCGAGAACTCTCTTTCCTCGTAGAATGCCCTCCACGCTCTTGCCAGAGATAAGAGCACTCCTGCTCCCCGCTGTATCTCCCCACTCAATCGCGCGATTGACCGTGCGGATTCCATGGCTGATGAGGATATCTCTGACAGCTTCATGGGGAATTCTGTGTACACGTTTTTTAGCCATCCTTTCTCTCGAGTAAGCCTAGCAGGAATTCGAAATCCACCACCGCTCTCCACGGCTGGTGGCTCTGGCGAAAGACTACTACTGGTTCGACCGGCGGTACGTGAGCGAGAGCGTCGGCTTCCGCCTGTCGGCACCAGGCGGGGATAGCGAGGGTTTCACGTCGCTTAACTTCAAGATGTACGCCAGGCACATCGTGGCGTAGATCCCAATCAAGCCGACCGTCGCGATCAGCAGAAAAGCCATGCCGACGCAAAATATCGCGCACCTCGCGCTCAGCATTAGCGCCCTTATTGCGGGAGTGAATAGCCACCTACTTACCAAGTCCGTCCCTTCTTGTAAAAGCGCGAGAGATTGCGCACACGATAGAGCGAGGGCTGTGCGTGCGGGCAGAACCACGACCGGCAGACGTGACAAAAACCCTCACGAACGTCCCCTTGCTCGGGCCAGTCCTCCACAGTGAATCCTGACTTTTTCTTGGCTGGTTCACGGGGTCTCGGATTCAACGAGCCTCGCCTCGAAAGTGATGGTGACGGTGGGGTGCGCGCCCGCCTTGATTGAGCCAACGACCTCGGTGACTTGCATGTCGGTGAGGTCGACGACCTTTTGTCCGTCCGAGCTTATCCACCGAACCCACCGGCAGATCGGACCGTCGAAGTCAGCGTGAAATTCCGGGGCGCTCATAGGCCTCCTAGTCGTTTGACGACCTGGTGTGTTCGGACGATTGCTGCGAAGTCCTCGTAGGTACAGGGCTCGCCGTCCTTGCTGACGTCCTCGGCGCGCACGATGTTGTACTCGCCGTGTTCGGTCAGGTGGATCACGACGCGCTGGTCGGTGGTGAAGTGTCCGATCTCGAGTCCGGCGCCCTCGTACGCCTCCAGCTGCAGGAAGTGGCCTACGTACACACGCTTGGAGGTCTTGACGTCGGCGAGGGTGAGGATGCCGTCTAGCTTGCCGCGCGCGTCATAGCGGCCGCCGAAGCGCAGCGAGGGGGAGGCGACCATGACCTCCGTCTCCGTCACCTCGAACTCGTGCTCGAGGATGAACTTGCGCAGCGCGCGGATGTATCCCTGCTGGTCGAGCGGCCACGCCCTGGGCTCGGGGAGGATCCCCGTCTGCCCCCAGGTCTCGAAGGCGTCGTGCGCGTCCTGCCCGCGATCGCCCGCGGAATCGCGGACGTGGTTCACCGTCAGCTTGTTCATCGTGAGAAGCTTGGCGATGCGCTTCACGTCGGTCAGGAGCTCTTCGTTCTCCATGATCTCTTCGCGCATCTTCTCGTCCAGGATGTGCCAACTCGCGTCGGTGCGGATCAGGAGCTTGTCTGTCCTCACGAGCTCGAGGACTCCCTCGATGCCGATCTCCATGCCCCACCACGGGAGGGCGGGCTTGTCGAGGACGCCGAGGATCTTCGTGACGCTGTCGAGGCGCTTGCCCCATTCCTTGTCGTCGGCCATGCGCATCGCGGTCGGGTCGCTCATGAGCCAGTACCCGCGCGGGCGGTGGCTTTGGAACCTGATCGCGTGCTTGCCGTCGGGGGTCTTGTTGATGATCTGCGTCAAGGAAGCCACACCCAATCCGGGACGGAGAGGCATGTCCACACGATCCAGCAGCCGCGCTCCATGAGCATCCACGCGACGACCGGCCAGTGCGGCATGACGACGTGCCAGTGGTTCACCTGACAGCCTCCAGGCGGTCGTACAGGGCGCGGTCGTCGTGCTCCAAGGACTCGTACCCCTCGTCACCGACGAGTAGCTCCTGCATACGGCGCGCCTCGCCCTTCGTGAGAAGGACAGCGCGGCGCGTGAGGCCGGGGATCTGGTGGGATGGGGAGGACTTGGGACGGTCGTTCAAGTGAGGATTCCTTTCCGGAAGCCGATCGCGATCGCGTGGACGATGTTCTTCGCACCCAGGGTCTTGATCACCTGTTTGCGGTACGTCTTGACGGATTCTACACCTATTCCGAGGTGCTTTCCAGTCTCGTCGGAGCTCAGCCCCTCTGCGGCCAGCGAGAGGACTTCCTGCTGCCTCCGGGGAATCGGCGGCCCCGCTGGGCGGGCTACGTCCTCTGTGAGCTCGGACATGCTGAGCATCTTGTCCCTGACCTTGCAGAGAGCTCGCTGTTTGACCTTGTCGACGTACTGCGTCGTGCAACCCATTCTCTCCGCGGTGACCGAGACCAACTCATCGGCCACGTAGTACAGGAACAGGACGTTGTTCTCGAGCGGGGTGAGGCCGCTGGAAGAGATCACCCCTCGAAGGAATTCACGATCGTCTGTCGTGGCCTCCGGCGCTTCGAGCATGTCTATGAGCTCCGTTTCCATGTCGCCGCCGGGGACGATCTTGTTGAGAGACGACACCTCCGGCCGCCTCTCCCCCGACGCATCTTCCCCTGGGCGAAGAACCTGGCGCTCGTAGGGCCCGAACTTGCGAAGGTGCTCCCTGATCTCGCAGTTCATCAGCCACTTGCACCAGCCGCGTATGCCGCGGTCTGACTTGCTTGGATCGTAGTCGTTAACCGCCTTGACGAGGCCCAGGCGAGCCACCTGGGCCATGTCCTCCTGCTCGATGTTGGTCCCGCGGACCGCGCGAGCGGCCCACGAGTCAGCGAGCGGCAGGAGCTCGTCGTACACGCGGTCCGCTTCGGTCACTGGACCTTGGCGTTCAGGAGCTCGGTCGCGGCCTCGGCTAGGTTCGCCTGGATGTCCGGGAGCAGATTGTGACTGAGACCGGCAGCGCCCAGTTGTTCCTCGAGATCGTTCACGAGGACGTGGGCGATCCTCAACGAGTTGGCCGCGCGCTGGAGGTTCTCCGTCGTGACGATCTCTTCGTCAGAGTCGATCATGGTCTCGGACGTTTCGATCTTCGCCGGGAGATCCGTGTCGTCGGGAGTCACGGTCGGGTCGCTCCCCGGGGCCACGGCCTCGGACTTGGCGACATCCTCCGAGGGCGCGAGCTCGTCCGGCGGCTCGATCTCGTACATCTTCTGGATGTACACGCGGCCGTCGCGCTTGTCGAGTTGCACCCCGACCGGGTTGGGGTTCGGAGACTTCAAGATGAGCTCTGCGAGATCGCCGATCGCGTCGTCGCGCGTCCCGGCGACGGTGCCGCCGAGGAAGGTGATCTTGTGGGCGCCCGAGGGGGTCTTCTCGTAGGCCTCGATCGTCGTGACTGTGTCCACGACTACCAGGCCTTCAAGACGAAGTGGGCGGCGACGTAGACCACGCCGATGATCGCGGCCACATACGTCACGTATAGGAGAATGACGAGTGCTGCTACTGCTTTCATGACTGTCCTTTCTTCGGGGTCTGGTAGTTGGCCTGCGCTGTCTCGAGAACGCTCACCATGTCGGGGCCGTAGATCTTCCGCGAGCCAATGGTCGCGCGCACGATGCCCGAGAACATCCGGGTCACGGTGAAGCCTCTCTTCTCGAGCTCGAGACGAGCGCGCAACTGCTCAAAACTGGTGCGTCCGGTCAACTCACTCCTCAGGTCAACAGGTCGGGACAACGGCTCTTCACCGTATCGTAGGACGGGACTGAGTTCGGGTCAAGCGACTTGCGCGCTCGGATGTACTCACCAGACTTCATCGGCGCGCCACCGGAGACCTTTAACACTGCGCGGCGGATCTCGGCCTCGGTCCAGCGTCGGGAGGTCGAGCCTGGGCGATACCGGCGAACATGAGACGACCGGTCGCCCAGGCCCAGGCTACGGCGCTTGGCGGCATCGACGGCGACAGTAAGTGCGCGGCGCGTTTCTCTGTCCACAGCGGGGACTTTAGCAGTTGGAGCGGACTCAGCAGTTGGAATCTTCGAACGAGTCGATGCGTCGCTTGAGGATTACCTGGCCGCGGTCGAGCTCGGCCTTCGAGAGACCGAGCGCGGAGATGCCTTGCGGATGCTTGTCGATGTACTTCTGCGTGGCGGTGTACTGCTTCTGGTAGCCATCGAGCAGCGAGCAGAGCGTCCTGTGAGACTCCGCGGCCGAGTCCTGCGCCTTCTTGATCGCGTACGCAGTGACTGAGATCAGCAACACCATCAGCGCGACGAGGGCGATGATGCCGGGATCGTAGGCCCTTTCCCCCTTCACCGCAGGTCCCTCCCGGGGCGCCCCTGCAGTCCGCGCTCGCCCTGGATTCCCTGAACGCCCTGTGGGCCTCCGGGTGATTCGGGCAACTTGCCGAGCGGGATCAGGCCGGTGACGCCCGCCCTCTTGAGCTTCGAGATGCCCGCCCACATCCACCCGAGGGCGAAGATGTCGACCAGCATCGCGCAGATTCCTATGAGCGCGCGCCACGTCGCGGGAGTGCCGAGCGCTAAGGACAGGCTGACGTAGATCATCAGCAAGTCGACGGAGAGAATCTTGAACGTGAACCAACGCGTGAGGGCGTTGCCCAGGTTCATGAGGAAGGCCGTGTTGACTCCCACCAGGAACAGGGCGAGGCAGGCGCCGAAGACGAGAAGCGGGCTAGACGTGATCATGGCTTCACGGTCCGGCACGAAGGGATGTCAGCCCTGGCAATCACTGTGTCCAATGCTAGCAGGTAGTTCGCATTGGAACGACGTGCTACGGGCGAGAGGCTTGGGTCTCGCAGGATGTCCGTCGTGGTGGCGCGAACGTGCTTCCAGAAGTCCGCGGCGCCGTGGACTGCGATGCAGAATCGGACGTCGGACTGCTGTAGCTTGTTGTCCGTGTTGTTGAGGTGGAAGAGCGCCCCAACCACAAGTATCCCGGTGATCAGAATCGCCACTAGGTAACCGTAGAAGAGGATCAAGCCGGGTCGCCCCATCCGGATCCGCTCGAGATTAGCCATCACTTTCGGATCCCTTCCTCACGATGCTGACTCCGAAGACCCACCCTGCGAGCATGAGCATCAGCGGAGTGGTCACGGTGAGAGCGGTGAACTGATTGGTCAGGAGCGCGACGACAAGAGCGGCAGCCCAACCGGCCAGGACAACCGCGGCCACGGGGTAGATCAACAGGTCTCGCTTGTTGGCGCTCATCGTCGTCTCCAGCTTTCGACGGCGATCCCGCAGGCAACTCCACTTGCGAAGAATGCAGCGCACACGAGCCCGTACAAGATCCAGATTGACACATCTGCCTCAGTCTATCGGCAGAGCTACCCCCGTACGTCCGCGCGCTGCTCCGGGGTCAGGTAGATCCCGATCTCGGCGTCGAAGCGCTCGGGATTGCGGGTGTAGAGCTCGCGCAGGGTCTCGAGTTTCTCGTTCGCCGGGTTCCCTCTCGGGGCGTCGAAGTCCTCGAGCCGCTTGAGCTTCTCGGCGTACACGCGCTCGTACGTCAGGAAGTACCCGGGGCCGTCGACGACGCTGTCCTCGTGGCCGGGGGACTCCATCAGGCGAGCGATCTTCACCAGCACCATGTAGAGGGAGTGGTGGAGCGGGCCCCCTTTGGCGGGATCGATCCCGAGCGCCTTGGCTGCGTCGGTGACCTTCTGGAAGTCGTCGAGCGGGTGACCGTAGTCGTCTTGGCGGTCGCCCATGACGAGTGACTTGGCCTTGTCGAGGCAGGTGTTGTCAGGATCGAAGATCACAGCTTGTCCTCTAGATATTCCAGCCTTCGTTCAAGGCTGTCGAATTGAACAGAGCGCTCCATCCCGCGGACACACAGGCCGATGAGAGATCCGAATGCAGCTACCACGAACAAGGTGCCGAGAGAGATCAGGACTGAGTGTCCGAGCAGTACGCGATGGTCACGGTGCGCTCCACTCTGGTCAAAGCAGAATGTCGCGGCCGCTGCGGACAGGCCGAGGTACGCGGCCCATAGGAAGGGAGCTCTCATGAGGCCTGCTCCATTCCCAGGGCGCGGGCCTCGGACACCGTCAGCCTGCTCTCGACCTGCTCGCGCCAGAGGTCTCGGAGGGTCTGGTAGTCGCTGAGGTCTGAGGGTTCGTCGCTGTAGAAGCCGTGAGACGCGGCCTTGGCGTAGCCGACGAGAGACTGGCCGTTCAGCGCGATGACTGGAATGGAGTCGTTTCGTCCGTCGCGCCAGCTGATGATCTCCAACTTGCCGCAGACGCATGAGCTCCATGAGCCCATGTCGAAACTGCCGTCAAAAAAGGACGCCCCGATGGTCTTGTACCAGTCGGGCTTCTTGGCGTCGAGCAGGGCTGCACCTCGCTTGACGCGACGCTTGAGAAGCATCTCTCTGATCATCTGTTCCTCCTCCTACTTTCGTGCGCCACTTTTCTAGCGGCGCGTCTTTTGGCGATCGTCTTGCGGCCATACGGGGTGATGAAGTCTCGTCCCAGGAGCCCGATCACCAGGTTCTTCTTTCCGGTGAAATCGGGCGGCGCAGTGGTGAGCTCACCCTTTTTCGTGAGGCGAAGCTTGCGGCGCCACGAGTCTTTCGTGCGAAGCAACGTGGTGGGCGGGACGCCGCTCACGCGGACAGAAGATCCCTGCGCACTTGGTGGAGGTTACCCTGCGCTCGAGACGCTAGCGGCGCCTCCCGCATTACCCGGGGTGCGACCCGGCTCACCAAACAGGGATCTTCTCTCCGCACGAACATCTACACTGCACCGTAATGGCTCTCGCGGAGACTGTCAACCACTTCTCCTGGGAGCCCGAGGACGGGAGCGAAACCAAGTGGGCGCAGATCGCCAGCTACGCGGCGACCGAGGACGAGGCGCTGCACACCGGCGCCCTCTACTTCATGATCCTGCTCACGCTCAACGGCGTCGACCATCCCCACTACGATCGCATCGCGTCGAAGATGCGGATGGAGGGGCTCGAGCTCAGGGACGACGAAGATCAAAACGGGATCGAGTAGGGGTCACGGCCTTGGTGGACTTTGCAGCCTGGATCGTACTTGCTCTTCTCGCTGTCGCAGCTGCATTCGCTGAGCTCTAGCTGCCCGCAGCCCTTACAGAGAGCGTAGGGCTTCCAGGCGCGCCCGAGGTCACAGCCACACTCTGCGCAATAGACCTTCGGCGGGATCCTAGACAAGGTTCCAGGCTCGAGCGATCATCGCGTTCTTGAGAACCCGGTTCCCAGGTCCGTGCGCGAGGCGCGTGCCGCTGTGTGCCACGTCGCGCACCTCGTAGCCCAGGTCGACCTTGGTGTGTGTGGACAGAACGCCGACAGCGAAGTCGCACCAGTCGTAGAAGAACTTGTCGGCGGGCCAGTGGGTCAGGTACTGCTCCGCTGCTTTCTCCCACCCGAACCGCGGCATCAGGCCGCCCATGCCGAGCAGGCCGAGGTCCTGGTAGTTTCCGCGATCCACCCACGGTTCGTCCATGTTGCAGAGCATCATGTCGGCCTTCTCCATGGGGTCTTCGTCCCACCATCCGTATCTGGCGTCCCACTCGTCCTTCAAAGCCTCGTGCTCGGTGAAGACGATGTCGTCGTCCTGGAAGTAGACGAGCGGATGCTGACACTCGTAGGTCGCGCAGTAGCGTCCGAAGACGCTGACGTCTTGGTCCTTGTTCGAGTTGTTCCAGATCACCACGTCGTCGTACTGCGCGTGGAGCTCAGCGAGGATCGGCGCCAGGGTGACGTCGCCCCGGGTGACAACGACTGCGGAGACGCCTTCGATCATTTTCCTCGAAGCCTCATGGGTGGCGCTCCAAGAGCTTCTCGGCGGCTGAGAGCCGTCCAGCGATTCCAGCTCGATCAAGCCCGACCTCATCGAGGAGCACGCGCAGCTTCTTGTTATCCTCTCGTAGCGCATCCCGTTCGGCCTCAAGCTCGGCCACCGCCTCATAAGCCTCACGCCGATACTGCGACGCGCCCACCGAGGCCGCGTAGTCCAGCGCCTTACGGATGACCGCGCCTGGAACCATGCCACTCTCCTTCGTTCTAGGCACGGTACAACTCCGCAGGCCAGTGGTCGGGGTGCTGCAGGATGATCATGCGGCCAGAGTACGGGAAGTCTCGGAGCGCGTCGTCGAGGGTCGGGTTGCCGGGGTAGTCGGCCCACTTGCCGCCGCTGTCACTCATGTACGCGGCGCGAGGGAGCCAGTCTCCGGCGTACTTGAGGCCGAAATCTGCAAGCTCGCTGTGCCACATGTACTTTTTGCCCGGACGCTGGCACTCCGCGAACATTTCGTAGTTCACGAAGCCGAACTCGTGACAGAGCTCGTCGCCGTGCGCTGCTGTTGAGAGCACCGGCGCTCCGCTCCACCCGCGAAGCTGCTCGCATGCCTCGTGCAAAATCGGTTGCGGCCAGCGCCTCTGCCGGATCGACTCGGCGATCGCGTTGTTGTGGATCCCGATCTCATGTCCAGTGTCGACGAGACACTCGAGCACGGATCTCATCTGCGGCCCCCAATACGGCGCGCTGTGGAGGAAGTACCACGTCGAGCGGATCCCCCGCTCGTTCTCCCATCGCGCCATTGGCAGGACGCTGTCCCACCCGTTGTCGTCGACGTCGTGGCGCAGGCCAATGACCTCGGGGACAGTCTCGGTGTACCTGTCCAGGTCGTGTAGGTCGCGCAGGGGCCTCACGTACCCCCTAGAGAACAGCCTGTCCAGTTTCTCGAGGTCTACAGCTTCCATGTCACATCCTCTTCGGCAAAACCGAGGCGTTCCTTGAACCATCGCAGCCCCGGGGTGCCGGAGTCGTGGCGGTTGTAGAATACGTATCCGGTCCCGCACACTAGTTGGTCGCGCACGAGCTCGCGCATTGCCAGGTACATGATCCCGTCGTTGAGGTACTCGCCGTGCCCCAAGAGCATTGAGATCACCACGACCTCTCCACAGCGGACGGCGCTGATGTACCCGACGAGCGCGTTGAACGCAGACAGCACCCCGTAGAAGGCTCGGTGGTGCTGTGGGCACTGTGGGTCGCCGATCAGGCTGGTCGCTGGCTTCCAGCCGTCCGTGTACGAGTCGGACATCGGGCGTCCCTGCCTCGAGCCCAGGGACCTGTTGATCGCCTCGATGTCTCCGGGGTAGTGCGCGGGCTCGACTCGCTCGACGCGGTAGCCGATGCGCTTTGCCTTGTTCGCGCGCTTGCGCAACGTGTTGTGGTTGGTGAGCCAGGCGTTCTCGAAGCCGTGGTAGTTCGGAAGCTTGAGAATCGAGACCCCCTTGCCGTACTCGGGCTGGTTGAGCTCGCCGTACTGCGCGCGCGCCAGGTCGTAGCACTCATCGAAGCAGGTCTCGTAGACCCCCAGGTAGATATCGATCACTCGCGCTCCCGGAGCCAGTCCTCGAAGGCGGGGTTGCACAGGACCGCGGGCGAGCGCTTGTCGCGCAGCGTCTCTATCGCTCGGTCGGCGCTCCACCCGTCCAACATGAGGGTGCGCGCGGCGACAAGGCTCGAGCGATTCAGTCCCGCCTGGCAATGGACGAGGGTCGGGCCCTGGTGCATGCAGCCGAGCACCCACTCGGCGACACTCTCCACTTCGCCCATCTCCTGGTCAAGGCTGTCGTAGAGGCGTACGTAGAGCTCGCTCTTGAGCTCGTGCATTATCGTGTACCTCTCCCAGGGGTACAGGCTGACCAGGTGGTCGATGTTGTTCGGCAGGATCAGGCCGTTCGCGCAGCCACCCGTCCAGAGGTTCTCGGTGATCTGAGAGATGAACGGCACGTCGAATGGAACGTTGCCGTGCCTGGCGACGCCCTCCATCCTCGCCCGCGTCGGGTCGAACGTGATGTCGATGCGGGTTGGGTCTGAGCTCATTTCAACTTCACCGTCCCTCCTGAGGTTGTCTTGTCGATTTCGAATCTCGGGTCATCTTGTATCCAGCGGGCGCGCTCTTTGCGTAGCTCGTCGCGGTCGCCCTTCATGCGCTCGCCCATCGAACGATAGGCGAAATACGATAGCTGTGTCGGACCAGAGTCATGGATGTGCTGCTCGACGGCGTCGCAGTAGCGATCCTGCTGCGCGACTACCGACTTGCGCGCGGCGTTCAGCGAGAACTCCATCGAGGACTCCACACACGAGACCGCGCCTGTGACGTGTTCGGGGGCAACGCGCGCGTCCTCCGCGAGGGCCAGGAGCGTGGCGACCTTCTTGACGATCTGCTGGCCGCGGCCGAACAGAGCGGCCGGGAGCAGCTGCCCTGCGTCAGAGAACTCGATCGTGCGCGCGCGCTCTCGCTCGTACCAGTCTCGGTACGTGTCCCTGGCCTCCGGCTCCCACCGCGCCATCGCGTCCATCCGCGGGCCGAAGTGCTGTCCCCACTGCTGCAGGCGCATGACGAGCCTCTCGCGCTTGATCTCGTAGTCGGGCGGGCGCGCCTCGTCGGTGAAGGGGATCGCTTCCTTGCGGTCCTCTCCCGAGGCGCTCGCCACGAGGATCCGGCCGAGGAAGCCGTCGTCAGCCTGCTCGACGCCGACGTTCCGCTCGAAGTCCGGAGTCGTCATGGTTGCGAGCAGCGACACGCAGGCCTTGCCCTCGGGGATGTGGATGCCGGTCTTGCCGCCGGTGCGAATGCCCTGGTGGAAGCCGTTGTACATCGAGAGCAGTTGCGCGCGCGTGTCCTTCTGCCAGTCGTCGCCGACGTTCAGCATCTTCCCAAACTCGTCCCACATGATGACGACGGGGGGCGGGTCGTGGAGGATCGAGTTGCGCTCCTGCTCGATCCGGTCCCACTCGTCCTTGACCTCCTGCCACTCTTCCTCGGTCCACGACGGCTTGCGCTTGGGGCCGGAGGGGTTGTGCTTGCCACGGAAGAACTCGACCTTGTCCTTGCCCCCCAGGGCGACCTCCAGGAGCGCGAGGCCGCTTACGTGGCTCATCGCCGCACCGATGTCGAGGCCCGCATCCTTGAACAGATTTCGGACGCTCTTCATCGCGGTCGTCTTCTTGTCGGTCGCGGAGCCGCCGATGATCGCCACGTAGAGGATGAGCGGTTCCTCCATCTCACCGCTCGTGAGGTACAGGTGCTGGCTGGCGAACGCGCTCATGATGACCAGCGCCGACAGCGCGATCGTGGAGTCAGGTGACTCGATCGTGGGGCCGAACAGGTCGACAATGTCGCGGATGATCCCGGTCTCAGGGATCTCGAATTTGGTGAGCATTTCGGCGGGCGCGGACTCGACCTTCCCGTAGTTGGCCGCGGGGGCTCCGTTGTAGAAGTCGTCCTTGTCGCTCAGCGCCATCTCAATAGAGCGTGTGCGGTAGTCCTCGCGCTCCACCCACTTCTCGCGCTGCCCAAGGTCGCTCTGGCCGAAGATCCGCTCGATGCGCTCGGGGACTGGTCCGGCGAGCCAGGCAATCTTCTCGAGTAGCGCCATGTCGGCTCGGCTCGCGTCGCCGTCGTAGTCACTGGTGTCGCCCCACCAGAGGCGCTCGTACTTCTCCTGATCGCGCAGCATCATGATCAGCGCCTCGTCGGCGCCCTCGAACCCGGCCGCCCGCTCCATCAGACTGGAGGAATCGCCTACTTTTGTCCGGGGGTGGACACTCGCTTTCGCGTCGGGCGCTTTCAGGAAGCGCTCGCAGAGCCAGTCGAGTTCCTCCTGCTGGTCGGCGACCTCGGTAGCAAGGCCCCAGGGGCTGCTGGTGACGGTGAAGAAGCGGTCGCGGTCGTAGACCTCCAGCTGCTTGAAGCTGGTGACGTCGGTCGTGCGGTTGCGGGAGCCCTCGGGCTTGACGCCGCGGCCGATGAACTTGATCCCTTGGCCCGAGGGGCTGATCTCTGCGTACGTACCCGAGAACCGCCGAAGGATGTCAAGAGTGTCGCCCGCGGGGCGGGGGAGGCAGTCATCGAGGTCGACGCCGAAGAAGGGATCGTCGGCGGTGAAGCAGAAGCCGATGCCCGCGAATTGGGGACCGTTCTGATTCCCGAGCTCGAGAGCTTCGAGCGCCTCCGCGTACGTGAGCCAGGACGAGGGACGGTTGACCGGAGTCGGGTGACCGTTCATGTCACAGGGCACCTTGGTGGACTTCCCGTCGCGGACTTCCTCCTTCCAGAGGATCCACTGAGGGGTGTCGATGAGGCTTTTCGGTGTCAAATGGGTCCTAAGTTTGAGAGTTTTGATAGTTTGAGCTATGAAAGTACTTGTTTATTCTAAGCCAAATTCAGGGGATGCGTACAGGGGTATTCCTAGCTGGAACTCTCGAAACTATCAAACTTCGACGCTGAGAGCTCGGAAGAGAGTGTAAGGGCGAAGCGTGCTTTGCACACGCCCCGCCCCACACCGGTGTGGGTCCTACCAGTCAGCGCCATCTGACGCTGCGGCGTTGACCAGCGACGCACGCTCGACCGCGATGCCGAAGTCGAAGTACGTGTCCTCGGGGTTCTTCTTCTGCGGCTTCTCGCCCTTGAAGAAGATGGCGATCGTGTCGCCGACCTGGAGGTTCGACTCCTCGATCTTCCGCTTGAGCACGGTCTTGCCGCACAGGATACGGACTGTGTCCGCTTCCTGCTCTGCACCACCCTCGATGATCGTGGTGGCATCGATCGTGACCATCGGGGCGGGTTCGTAGTCGCCCTTGAAGGTCGACAGGCCGGTGATGACGCCCTCGATGGCGTCTCCCTCCTGCGTGTACTCCCACTTTCGGCCGGTATCGTTCTCGGCCTTGTTGAGCAGACTCAAGTGAGCCCCTTTCTGTCGTTTTGCATGCTCACAGTGTAGCTGTTCTATCGGGGCGTTCAACTGGTATCTTTAACGTATGCCGACTCGCGCGGGACAGCGGAAGAAGAGCAAGACTGGCCGCTGCTCGCCCGCGGAGCACAAGGCGCTGGCGAGCCACCGGAAGGCCGAGGCCAAGTACGTGCGCAAGAACAAGCAGAAGCACGGAGCGGCCGCTCGAGCCTACTACCACAAGAACAAGGCCAAGATCCGAGCTCAGCGCCGCCTCGCCAAGACTGCTAAGCACAAGGCCATCGTGGCAGCGCGTCGACGCGCGTACGGGGGCAACCGCGGAAGGCCCAGGACCTGTTGAGCATCATAAAACGCGCTGACGTATCACGATGTGGGTGGCCTCCCCCTCCCCGGCCTGAGGATCGCGAGCCCTGGCGCCCCCGAGCATCATAAAACCAGCTAGTACGCGCGTTCGGCGTTTTGTGTCTCTTCGTATAGCGCTGTAGCGCTGCTGGTACCACTGTGTAGCGCTGTACCCGATCGGTTACATGTAGCGCTGTAACCGATCGGTTGCACGAGCTCGAGCTCCCCCGCGCCCGCGCCGCTCGAGCGAGAAGATGACGCTCGTCGGAAAGATAAGGCAGTGCCCCCCTCCCCTCCCCCTGCCGCCCCGCCCGGCCGCGGCGGCGCGCGCGCGGAAGATGCCAGTGATCGGAAAGATAAGGGAGCCGGTACCTGGCCGAAGGTCTAGGTCCCGACCTAGACGTTCGGCTAGCTAGACGAAAGGCTAGGTCGGACCTAGCCTTTCGAGGGGCAGGGCCAGACCTTCGTCTAGCTAGACGAAAGGCTAGGTCGGACCTAGCCTTTCGGTGGGGCAAACCTATACCTTCGGGGGTGTTTCCCGGGGCGCCCCGGGTCGATACTGCACCCATGCAGTCAATCGAACAGGGAGGTTTTGGAATGGGGCGCGTCACTTCGGACGAAAACGATCGCGCGATGGCCGCACAGCACGAGGCGGATACCTGGGACGATGAGGCCGTCGTTCACGAGGAGCTTTCAGACGAGCCCGCCGACGTCGCGTGCCAGTGGTTCGCTCTGTGTGAAAACCCCGCAACGGGCGCGACTTCGCACCCGATTCTAGGCAACGTCGCGACTTGCGATCGTTGCAACCGATTCGCTACGACGGAAGGACGGTAGGACGATGGACGAAGCAACGCGAGGCGCCGAAATCCGCGATGCACGCGCCCTTGAGGGGTACGCGCGCCGCAAGGTGGAAAGCATCGAACGCGAGCTAGACGAGGCGCGCGAGAATCTCAAGATCCGCACGGCGGAGAGATTGCGCCGCGAGCTTTGGAGTCGCGCCGAAGTGCTACGCGCGGAATTGCTTGCAGTCGAAACCCGCGCGGCGAACATCACCGCGCGCAACCCGGAAGGACGGTAGGACGATGCCGCGAGATTGCATGTGGGAAGGAACGTGGAAAGTAGGCTCATGCGCGCGGGGTGACTTTCCCGCGTGTCCCCTTCACGGAGTAGCGGAGCGAACTCCAGAGGATGCCTATGAGGCGTTCTGGCGCATCGTGTCGGACGTGTGGACGTCGGACGAGTACCTTGACCTAGTCGCCATGGCGTCCCTCATGGACGATATGAAGGACGCAGGCGCGGCGCGCGAAGTCGCGGGAGAGGACGAAGTCTCGTGGTAAGTCTCGCACCCATTGTCCACACGCTTATCGTTGCGGTCGGCGTTGGCTCATTCGTGGCGTTCGTACTCGCATGCGCCGCGCTACTCGTCGGGGGGCGGTTCTAGTGGGCGCCGTATGGGGTAACTATGGCGCGGCCGATCCCCCCGGCTATCATTTCGACGCGTTCACGTGGCGCAACGATCCGCCGACCGATGAGGGGTTGGGCGAGTCGCAAGGGATGGCCGCGATGGCCGCGGCACGCGCGGCGCAACAAGCCAACGCGCAGAGCCATGACGTGCAGCTGTGCGCCTTCGCGTGTCTCACGTGCGGGTACGTGGACGGCCGAACACAGGCGGGCGCGCTGACGTGCCACGATTGCGCGCAGGATGAGAACCCCCTAAATGGGGGATACGGCGGCAACCTCGAACAGACGAAAGGGATGGAGCTATGAAAGTTGAAGCGCGAGTCAGAGAGTACTCCTCGAATGTAGCGGGCGAGCGCATCGGCATGTCAATCGACGAGTCGAGTCTGTCTCACATTATGTCTGTGCTGACAGACCTCTACTCCGATCCTGAGATGGCAGTCATTCGCGAGTACTCCACGAATGCGCTAGACGCGCACGTGGACGCGGGCGAGACTCGCCCTATCGAGGTGACTCTACCGACGCCACTGAGCCCGTTTTTCAAGGTTCGCGACTATGGCGCGGGGTTGAGCGCCGAGGATATCCGCGACACGTTCTCCCGCTATGGGACGAGTACGAAGCGGGAGTCTAATGACGTGGTCGGAATGCTCGGACTCGGTTGCAAATCTGCTCTCACGTACGCCGATCAGTTCACACTGACGGCGACGAAGGACGGCCGCACGGTTCAAGTCCTGGTGTCGCGGGACGAGGACGGCGCCGGAAGCATGACAGTGGTTTCCGACTCCCCCGCGGGGGACGCGCCTAGCGGCGTGGAAATCATCGTCCCGGCAAAGCGGCACAACGCGTTTGAATCTAAGGCGCATTCGTTTTTTCGATTTTGGGACGCTGAAACGGTGCTGGTTAATGGGACGCATCCCGAGCGGATTGACGGGTTCTGGATAACGGACACGCTGCTACTGACTCAGGAATGCGATCGCGACATGGTTGTTATGGGAAACGTCGCTTACCCGTCCCTGTCAGACGTGGCGCTTAGCCCGACTACCCGATGGCACGCGGTCGCGTTCGTGGAAATCGGGGCGGTTGCTTTCACTCCCTCGCGCGAATCTCTGCAGGCGACGAAAAAGACACGCGAGGCTTTGGCTGCAATTCGGGACGAAATCGCGAGGGAGCGAGACCGCGCCCTGCGCGAGCAAATCAGCGACGCAAAAAATGCAGACGAGGCGGTCGCTCTGCGGGTAAAGGCCTCGTCCATAGGATTCCAGGGCGATGCCATGTACCAGGGTCGCATTGTGCCGCAAAAGTTGGATCGAACGCCGCGAGACCAAAGCGGGAATTTCTTGCGCACGCAGGACGCCGGTGTCTCTGACACGTTTCTGCGCGGAGGGGGGACGTATGAAAAGGCTAAGGGGGTGCGAGACTTTTCGATCCCGATTCTTGACAACACCCCCCGCGTTTTGTTCGAGGGGTTCGAGTCTCGCGAAATGTCACCCACAAAGAGAGACAAGCTCGCCGAATGGTTTAGGCGCCGCGGCGAAAATCCTGCGCCGTATGTACTCGTCGACAAGTTGCGCCCCGCGGAGCGATTTTGGCTTGAAGGTCGCGACGTCCACCAATGGTCGGACGTGGACGCAATCAAGCTCGAACGCGCCGAACGCGTGGACGCGTATGGCAAGCCGCGAGGGTCTTACGATTGCATTGAGCCGGGGGGTAGGTGGGGGACGATTAATGCGGAAGAAATCTGCACGTCGCGCCCCGTCTACTGGATGCACGGCAACGTGAGCGAACTGCGCGGATCTTCCGCGCGGAAGGTTCTCTCGCCCGATGGGACGTTTGTTGCGCTCCCTGGAAACAGAATCGAAAAGTTTCAACGCGATTTTCCCGAGGCGATTGAAATCACAACGGCGGCCAAACAGACCGCGGAAAGGTGGCTAAAGGGACAGAGCAAAAAAGACATAGACGCGTACGTCGCGCGGAGGGATTCTGAATATGCGGTAATCGCCAAGTTGGATCCCGCGAAGATCGAGGATCCCGCGTTGAGGGATGCAATCCGCGTCGCTCGTCGCGACATAGGCGCGTTCGTGCAGCAGCTGCAGGAATTCTTTGCGTGGATTCCTTCTCTAGATGAGCGGTCGCTAGGTGGCCCGCTCAAGCATTATCCGTTGCTTGTCGATAGGTACCTAAATCTTCAAGCGCACGAGGCTCATGTCTATCTGTATATCAACGCCGCATTCGCGGCAAGGAAGGAAGTGACGAAATGATTAGCTACACGATGGTAGGGGACGGCGACGAAAGCAACATCGTGGTTTTCGGCGAAGGTCGAACGCGCATCGCCCATTCGTCTCATCCGCGGTTCGACGAAATCGTCCGGGGCGCGATCGCAGGCGACGAGTCGGTCCTCGATCTGTTCGACTTGGCAGACTCCGCAGTGAAGCATTTCGATCGACTATCGGAGCGAGTCACCACGGCGCACGGTCGCCTCTACTTGGACGGTGAGGAAATCGACAACGCGTTGACGGCGCAGGTACTCCGATTCTTGGACGAGGGAGTAGACGACTGGCGCCCCCTCGTCGCCTTTTTCGACAACGTGCAGGCGAACCCGTCCGAGCATTCCCGCACACAGCTGTATTCGTGGCTGGCCGCGGATGACTTCACAATCACCCAGGACGGACTCATCGTCGGATACAAGGGCGTTGCGAAGGACGAAGGCGGCGCCCTGGTGTCTGTCAATTCGGGCCGTGCGATCGTAGACGGCGAGGTGTACAAGGGCGCGATCCCGAATCACCTCGGCGCCGTCGTCGAAATGCCGCGCGGCGAGGTGACGTTTGACCCGGGCGTAGGGTGTTCGACCGGGTTGCACGTCGGGACGTACGCCTACGCCGAGGGATGGGCGCAAGGCGCCCTGCTAGAGGTACACGTGAACCCCCGCGACGTTGTCTCCGTCCCCACTGACTGCGACGCCGCGAAGATGCGCACGTGTCGGTATGTCGTGGTCAAGACAATCGACGCAAAACACACGGCGCCGGTAGCGTTCGACTTCGGCGACGAAGATCCTGATTCATGGGGAGATTGCGAGTAATAGCCCGCGGTCAAGAGCGAGGGACGTTTGCGCGTCCCTCGCTCCCCACACTTCAAACGAAAGGGACGAATGAACAAGGGTTGCTATGTAGTGGTCTTTTACGGCGAGGACGAAGGCGCCGCGCCTGTTTCGTGCTATGGCCCGTATCTTACGCGGGAAATTGCCGAGCAGGCAGGCGAGAGACTTTACCCCCGCTACGGCGAATATGGCGTGGTTTTGTGGATGGGGAAGGTATGAGCCTACTTACGATAGGCAACCCCAAGACTCTCAGGGGCGAGAAACGCGGTTACCGTACGGCGATTCTCCACCTTGCGCCTCACAAGCTCTCAGGGTTCAACGTCTGTCCCTCCGCAACGGAAGGATGCGCCGCGGCTTGTCTCAACACCGCGGGCCGCGGGGGGATGGGGACGGGCGCGCTGGCGGGCGATGAGCTCGCGAATGCTAACGCGATTCAGAGAGCTCGCGTGCGGCGAACCCTCGAGTACTTCAATGATCGGCCCGCGTTCGTCGCAACGCTTGCGCATGAAATCGGTCTGTTCGTCAAGCGGTGCGAGCGGGACGGATTCGTCCCTTGCGTTCGTCTGAATGGGACGAGCGATCTTCGATGGGAGACAACCCCCGCGGGGGACGCGCCGTCCCTCATGGCGGTTTATCCCTCCCTGCAATTCTACGATTACACGAAGCTGGCGAACCGCAAACACCTCCCCCCTAACTATCACTTGACCTACTCGCTAGCGGAGGGGGCGAGAAACGAGAAGGGCGCGGCGGTTGCGCTCGCTAACGGAATGAGTGTCGCCGTGGTACTTCGCGGGTGCGGTGACTCCGCGCACCCAAAGCCATTCCCTCGCTACTGGCGCGGGCGCCCGTTGGTCGATGGCGACGAGTCAGACCTACGCTTCCTCGATCCGCGCGGCGTTTACGTCGGGCTAAGGGCGAAGGGACGAGCAAAGCACGATGCGTCCGGGTTCGTTCGTAACGCGTTCGAGGCGCCCCCGTGTTGCGTCTAGGAATCGTCCTGGCAGGCGCCTGCGCCTTCGCGATGTTCCCCGAAGTGATGGGATACGGTCTTGCGTTCGCGGCCGTTAGCATCGCTCTGGTGGTCGCGGCGCGTCTGGCGTTCGGGCCGATGTCCGGGGGCGCGGAAGTGTCGGACGATCCTATGCAGGCGGCCGATGGAGACTGGATCCCCTGCAGAAATCCGCAGTGCCTAGCTCCGGTCTTGCGTTCGTCGCGAAAGGCGTACTGCTCGCCCGGATGCAAGGACGCGGTTAGGCGACTGAAACTCCGCGATGCAGCTGACGAATACGACCCCGCGAATGGCGAAATCCCCTTTTAGGGGGATGCAGCTATGGCGGGCGCATCCGACAATCGTTTTATGACACCGACGAAAGGGGACACAATGAAAGCATGGCGAAACGTTCTACTGCGGTTCGGCGTCGTGGCGATTCCGGTCGGAATCTCTCCGGCCAAGTCCGACAAGCCGAGCATTTCCGCGCATCGGTTCGCGAATGGCGAACGAGCGCGGCAGGCGTGGACGATCGACGGCGAAAGCATCGTGGAAACGTCCTTGCTTTATGACGTGGACGGCGCCGCGGTGGAAATCGACGCGCCGCGGGTTGGAAACGATGGGCGAGTCTTGGAGGGTAGCGAGTCCGACGATCCCTCCGAAATCGTCCTATCGGCGTGGACGGAGTCGGCGGCCATCGACCCCCTACTTTATGACGCGTCGTATTGCGTCATGGCAGGCAAGGGCGGCGCCGATGGAATGGGACTCGTGGCGAAGATTCTCCGCGACGATCCCTCCCGCGTTCTGGCGGGAGTCGCGCGGTTCACGGATCGACCCCGCTCCGTGGTTCTCCGATGGAGCGAGGCGGCCGGTAGCGTCGTTCTGCATACCCTCACGTATGCGGCGCGGGTTCGGTTCGAGGGGATGCGAAAGGCGAGCGAGTCTTTCGCCGATCCCTCCCCCGAACTAGAGGCGCAAGCCGCGCTGTTCACCGCGTCGCTTCCCTCGGCGTTTACCCCCCTGGATAGCGACCCCCTTGAGGCGGCCGTTATCAATGCCCTACGTGAAGTCTGCCCCTCGGCACAGCTGGCAGAGGTGCCTACGACGGCCGCGGATATCCTCGCAACGTTGCGCGCTGACGTAGCAGAGAAGGGCGCGGCCACGAAGGGCGCCACGAAGGGGACGAAGTCTGCAAGCAAGGGCGGCAAGCCCGCCGCAACCCGGGGGGTGGTCGCTACGAAGTAAGGCAAGGCTACGTCCACAACGCACATAGCCCGCGGTTCAAGTGTGGTGCCCCCCGTAGCTGGTAGCGCGGGGGGCGCCCCCCGCACCAGGGCGAGGGGCGAGGGGACGAGGGGCGCAACGCTCGAGACCAGAGGTCGAATGCGTTGCACGAAGTGGCAACGTTGGCACGTTGCGCAGGCAGGCAACGGGGGACACCCCCGGGTCACCGCGCGACGGGCCGAGGGCGCGCGACAGGTCATATGACACTGGACATACGGATCAAAAGGGTTTTTACCCCTGACGGGGGATGCAGCTCAGCCCGAATCTGGATGCAGGCCAGACGCCTGACAGTAGCCCCACCAGGCGAGAAGAACTGTGCAGCACCCGATCCCGCCGAGCGCACAGAGGTTGACAGTGAACCCGAACCCGACGATCAGCACCAGGACCAGGACTACGTAGGCCTCGAGGAAGAGCGCGCCGAACACCGCGATCGTGTTCGCCAGCGCCGCGAGCATCGGGTTCATTCTGCGGGCCTCGGCGTGCAACTCGGGCACCACCAGCACCTTTGTGAGTATCGCCACCCACCCAGGTTCCCGTACTCGTTCCGGTGGTTCTCGTCGACGTCGTAGGGCTCGGCGATCTTCTCGCACCCGGCGCAGACCTTCCTCAGGATGGGCTTAGGGTCTGCCATCAGTGCTTCCCGTGCTTCGCGGAGGACGTGGATCCGCACTTCGCGCCAGCGTGCTTGCCAGCGGGGTGCTTGCCGCCAGACCCGTGGTGGTGAGAGGGCCGGTGTGTCCGGTGAGCTCGAATGTGGGCCCTATGGGCCTTGGCCTTGGCGCGCCTCTTCTTGGCCGCGCTCTTGGCGTGTCCCAATTTCGACGCCGCCTTGCCGGTCTTGCTGGTGAACGGCTTACCGCCATGGCCGCCGCCGCCAGACGTCTTACAGGCCGGTTTCTTGGCGTGCGGCTTCTTGTGGACGACGATGATCTTCTTCGGCATAGGTGGGCCACCCTTCCGGGAATAGTCTACGCGCAATCCGTGTCGCGAGCATGTCCTGGAGGCGGTGAATGCTCGCCAGGAACTCGTCCTGCTCGTACGGGTGCTCCTCGGGGAGCTCGAGCCAGGCCTGCGTGGCTTCGAACAGGTGATCGGCCACCACACCCTCCTGCTCGGTCAATCCGTCGTTTCTCATGGACGCAGAGTACTCCGGCGTGTACGCTCTGTCCATGGCGGGCTATCACGAGGTCAAGTCCTTCCCGGTCAGCGCCGAAGAGCTCTCCAAGGGGTGGGTCCCGCCGAAGGATTTCAAGCCATTCGCCGCCCTGGCGGGTGCAGTCGGGTACGTCATCGTCATCTGCCGCAAGTGGCACCAGGGGTGGGAATAGTGGCCCGGTGCGAAAACGGTTCCGGACGCGATCACACGTTCGATCAGGACGGGCGCTGCGCGACCTGCGGCCTGACCTGGGCTGAGACGGTCCGCGGCTTCGGCAGCAATGTCGCGCCGCGCAAGGGCAAGCCCAGGACCCTCAAGAGCCTCTCCGGGTAGGTACAATCCCGCCATGCCGGGACGCCCCCTCAAGAGAGCCGCCTTCTTGACCTCAGACAGCGACGAAATCGAGGCGTTCTGCCAGGCGGCCTTCATGCCGAGCTTCAAGTTCGAGGGGCTCGAGTGGGCAGACGAGCATCCCGGCCCGGAGGTCAAGACCCGCACCCCCCCGCTCGAGCTAGAGGATCCCCCGGAGGTCGACGTCTCTGTGTGGGCGAATCTCGAGGGCCCCATGGTCCGAGTCGCGTGCGTGAAGTGCGGCCAGGAGAAGGACGCCTGGGTCGACGAGCACGGCTTTCTTGAGGACGAGCGAGACATGTGGCACGTCCACGAGGGCGACAACGCGTACCCCACGGCCCCGATCGGTGAGAGTGATGACCCTTCGTGAGTGGGTCGCAGAGACGATCGTGGCCTCGTATTCGTCCTACGACGAGCGCCAGGATGTCTGGCAGGGCGCTCTGCGGTACCTCGACTGGCTCGACAGCTTGATTGTCTCCGCGAAACCGCTAAGCTGAGTCCGTGGCGAAGAAAATGAAGTGGTCTCTGTGCTCGACCTGGAAGCAGGTCGAGGACTTCGCCACCAAGAAAGAGGCCGAGGCCGCCCTAGAGGCTTGGAAAGAGGCTCAGATCGCCAAGGGCTGGACTGTGACGGGGTCCAAGACGAAGGGCATGCTCATGGCGACCGCTCCCGGCGTCCACTACCAGCACGAAATGGTCGAGATCGCCAAGGGGAACGCGCCGACAGGCCTTGCGGCCGCCGTGGTCAAGAAGTACGAGGACGCTGTCCGATGAGGCTCACCGACGAGCTCAAGGACGCGCGCCGCAAGATCGAGACTGCGATGTACGAGCAAAGCCAACGCGACGACGCGCGGGCGAGCGCCGCGGGCGCCCGGTACGGCCTCGACCAGCCCAAGATCACCCATACGGGTGATTCAGGAGCTCCGGCCCGCGTCCGACAATAGAGGCATGAAAACAATTCTCGGTCACACGATCCTCTCCAAAGAGGAAGAGACCAGCATCGCGTTCAGGATCAACATCCTGATCAAGACGAACGAGTTCCTCGAGCGCACGCTCGGGGGCTACATGAAGTGCCTGGACGTCGCGACTGACCTCATCGTCGAGTCCGGCGACGAGGATTCCATTAACCGCATGAAAGCGGCCCTCGGAGAGCACTTCGTCGACGGTGAAGCTTGACCAAAGTGCTCGGAAAGGGGCAGGCCCGAGAGCTCGTTCGTGGCATGCGCTGTCGAAAGACCAACAAGGCCTGCTTCTTGTCCAAAGAGCGGGCCATGAAGGTCGTCGA